GCAGCTTGGACTTCCACTCAAATAAATATAGAAAATAAAACAGAAGAACAAATAGAAGATTTAATAGTAAATAAATTATGGAATAATAAAAGTGGTAAACCTCACAAAACTCCTTTTGAAAGGGGGATTGTTGAGTTTAATATTACTTGTGACCAAGCTTCCCATATTCACTTAATTAAACATCGTTTAGCTAACATTAATGGAGAATCTGCCAGATATAAAGAATTGAAAGAGGATAAGTTTTATCTTCCTGATGATTGGAAAGGGGTTGAAGCTAAATTAAATCATTTGTTTTACAATGAAAATGAATTTGTACAAGGGTTTGAAACATGGTATCAAATATTAGAGGGTTACACTCAACTTGGTAATAAATTATACCACCAATCTTTAGAAGAATTAACTCCTATTTTAGGAAGAAAAAGAGCTAAAGAATCTGCTAGATATTTTAAAACAATGAATAGTCAAATAACATTATCTGTAATGATGAATATGAGTTGTTTTTATAATTTTTACACATTAAGAGCAGATGATGGAGCACAGGATGAAATCCATGAAATAGCAGAACAAATGTTACAATGTATTAAGGAAATTGAAGGAAATCCTTTCCAGTACACCTTAGAAGCTTTTGGATTATGAACAAAATAGATGTATTTATAAATAGATTAAAAAAACTTGGTATTATTGTTGAAATTTTTGCAAACTACCCTTGGATTTATATTAATACAATTAATGGAAAAAGAGTGACAGAAAAGTTTCAAGGAAATCATGGGTTTACAGCATTTTTTCTACAAATAAAAGGAGGAGTGAAAGTTACAGATACAAGAGAGATTTTTAAATTAATTAGAAAATATTTATGAAAATTATAAAAAGTAAATTTCCTAAAAAGTATATGATTGGTTTAGGAATTATCCATGTTTTAGAAGGATTGTTTATGATACTGACATTAGGAACTTATTCTACAAACTATAGTTTAGAATATGTATTAACCCATCATAAAAAATTAAAACAAAACAATAAATTAGAAAATCATTAGAAAATTTAATAAAAATATGAATAAAAAACAATTTAGTGTTAGTGAAGAAAGAGCTTTAACAGCTTCTATAATTTCAGTGATTTTAATGCAACTTGCTGCTAAAGTATTAAAACAAGAAAATAAATTTTATCAACACAATGTAAGAAATTGGATATTTAAATGGGAACAAATTGTAGCTCCCACAATTTGGCAAATTGAAAAGTTAAAAAAACTGTTTATTCCTAAAAAAGAATTAGAATTAGTTAATCAAGAGTTAGGAACAGAATTAGAAGCTGAAGATTTAGAAAATGATTTAAATTGCGAAGTGGAATTATTTCAAAATTTTATTGCATTATATTTAAATAGTAACACTACAGGAATTTATGAGTTAAATATGATAATAGAAAATCTTCTTGCTAAACAAAAAGTATATACAGAACAGGAAGTAGAAGATGTTGTTAATAGAACTCTCAAGACCATCACTCCTGCTGTAAAATATGATGTAAACACCTATAAACGTTTTATGATATGAGTAATTGGGTGAAATTCTATAAAAGAGAAAAAACAAATAGACTCTTTTATTTATGTTCTTCAAACAAGTTCTTTAAAATAGGAGAAGAAATTATTACTAAAGTAACACAAGATTGTATTAGATTTACAAAACCATCTTTAAACTATATAGGTAAAACTAATATAGTAACTATACAGCCTCTTTGGAAAGAAACACATAAACTTGGTTTTGTAAGTAATGTAGAGATTCCTCTTAATCAAAAATTATATATTGATGAAGAAGAATCAAATGAAGATAGGGTTGTAGTGTATTTTAACAAAAATAACAATGGATAATCACAAAGAAGTTAAAAAAATTATTTCTAAGTTAAGTTTTAAAGAACTAATCATTTTATTAAAACAATGTGATTATACAAGTAGAACACGAAATAAAGAATTAAATAAAATAACAATTAAAAAAAATTATACGCTTCTTTTAAGGTTAATGGATTTTTGTCCTTATTATACACACAAAGAAGAGTGGCTTAGTTTTATTTATAATCTTATTAAATTTTTAATTATTGATAAACTTATTTATATAAAAACCTCAAATTTAAATAAATTAATTAATGAATAGTCAAGGAATTTACAATGTAGTGGAAGCGGTGTATTTATGGTTACACACAGCAGGATTTCAATTTGGAGATAAAACTAAACTACCTCTTGCTTTATCTTTAGTAGATGAAGAGGTGCAGGAAATGAAAGATGCTGTGAATAATAAAGATGTAGAAGAACTTTGCGATTCATTAGGGGATATTTTTTTTGTGTGTCTCAATACTATGTATTTCTATGGAGTAAAGATGGAAGATGTGGGAAAGAAGTTTGAACAAATTGTTCAGAGTAATTATTCTAAATTCTGTCAAACAAAAGAAGAAGCTGTTTTATCTGCTGAAGCTTATATTAAAGGACAACACCCCACAAAGCTCAATCAAGAAATTCCTGCTAAATATGAATCTACAGGAAATTCTCAATATCCTTTTGTAATTAAACATGCTGTTAGTGGGAAGTTACTTAAAGGACTAAGTTTTAAACACCCTAATGAATTTTAAATATGTTAACTAAAGAACAAAAAAAGAAGAGAATTCAAAAGATTAAATTTGCTGCTGAGGAATTTTTGCAGGATGTAGGGAAATTTTCGGTGGAGTCGCTATATTTCTTCTTCTGGGGAATTGCAAAAAATAAGAAATATTCATATAAAGAAATTGAGAATATTATCAATTTTTTAATAAAAACAAAAGGATTGAAAGTTAAACAAACAAATAACGAATATGCTTTATTTTAAAGTTTTTGTGTTTCTTGAATTATTAGCAATATTGTTTTATTTAACAATATCTACTACAGAACTTATTAAAACTTACCAAAAACATAAGAAAAAAGGATGGAAAAAAGTTTGGGTATGGAGTGTGTATAATATTGATACAAATGCAATTGCTTTTTTAATTCTTCTTCCTTTAGTGGTTGCTATTCCTATTACAATAATTGGATATGCTTTTAATTTAGTAGATGTTATCATTAATTACTTAAAAACAAAATAAACATGTACACGCACACACTTACTGTTGGAGATGTTATTATATCTATTATTGCAAACACACCTAAACAAATTATTGATACTGCTAGTACTCTTGATGTAAAGCTTCATTATTCTTATTCTAAAAAAGAATTTGAAATATTATCTGATGTACAATACAATCACCTTTGTAACATTATTACAAATGAATTAGATGCTATTACTAATTGTGAGCAACTCTATGAGTTTGTAAACAAAAATCCATATTACATAGAATTTTCTTCTAGAAAAGATGTAGAAGCAGAGTATGAAGAACTTTTTGAAATTTGATATGAACTGGATTAATATTTTAATTATAATAGGAGCAGTTTTGCTCCTATTTTTATTTGATATTCATATAGTGGTAGAAAAAAAACAGGTGTTTCTTTTTTACACTAATTTTATTACAAAGAAAAGAAATTATAAATACTTATTTACATGTAAATGACTGAAACTAAGCTCATTGTACTTGTATTATTAGCTATTACTCTTTTGATTTTTGAAATTTTGTATCGAAAAATAAGAAAAGAGTAGTAACTTTGTATTTCACTAAATCAAATTACTATGAAAATATTTATAACAATTACATTATTATTAGTAACTTTTAACATTTATGGAAACAACAATCTCTATTCAGGATTGCAATATGAGAGGGTAGGAAGAGCAATAAGTAGACTTGAAACTGGAAACTACAAGTCTAAGTTATGTCGTAAATATAACAATTTATTTGGAATGAAAGTAGGGAGTAGAAAGTTTCATTACGGAAAAACTACAAGTAATTATGCTAAATATAAAAACAAGATGCTTTCTATAGCTGATTATGCTGCCTATGAGAAGAGATTGATTCGTAAATATCACATCACTACACAAAAGCAATACATAGCTGTAATAAGTAGGAAATATGCTAAAAATCCTAATTATAAAAAATTATTACAAAAACAATTAAAAAACAGTTGTTAAATAAAAAATAAAATGGAAACTGAGAAAATTAAAAAAATAACAGAAGAGGATTACGTAGAAGAATATGAAATAAAAGAAGAATCTATTGGTAAAGTAATAGAAGTGTTTGAAGATAAAGTGTTGATGATTGTTAAACATCAAAATAATGCAGTAGAACAAAAATTATATTCTAAGAAAATTCCTTTTATTGAATATTTAGAAATAGGACAATTTGTTGCTATCACCACTTATTATAATTACGATATATTTACAGAAATTTATGAAGAATTAGAAGGAAATTGGGATGAAGCGTTTGAACAAAAAGAAGTTTCATTGGTAGACGTTGTAAAAGCTTGTGATTATTAATATGAAAATTTCTAAACAAGATAAAGAAAATATACAAAAAGTTATTGATGGAATTTTAATAGATTGTGTATTACCAATGTACCCTCTTCGTGATTTAGAAGAATATTTTGAAAAATTAGGAATCGAATATATAGATGATAGTAGCTATAAACATTTATATACTATCAGATATATTCAAAAAGATACAAAAGCTGTGTTTTATTTGAATGGAAAAGAGCAACAAAATATTCAAACATTTTATAAAGATGTATAAAATTACTTATCCAAATGGATTTATACAATACAAACAGTTGATTGAACAAGAATATTATAATAAAGAATACATTCCTCTTAAAACTATTATTGGAATACATGAAGAACTTAAACCCAACAAAAGTAAAGAAGATGAATTTAAAAAATGGAAAATGAAAATGAATCTTCTTAATAATAAAATGAAAGAATTATTTCCTCATGCATTCTTTACAACAAATTCACCTTTAGGTAAATCAATAAACACAGGAATTCTTACACTTCCTAAAACCCAAGGTGGATGTTTTATAGTGAAGGTAGAAAAACTATGAAAAATAAAAGTTTAACTTAAATATTTAAAACATTGATACATGTAGGATTACAATTTATAGCAGGAGAACCCGGAAATGGGGATGATGACACAATTTACACTGTTTTAAAAATTAAAGATAAATACGTCACCTTTAGTTATGATGATAATAAAACTACTAATTATGTACTTGCTGAAGCAGAACATAATTTAGAAAGTAAAAAATGGACAGTTATTCAATCTAAAGACCCTTTAATTAACTTTCAATTAATAGATAAAACAGCTATGATTAACGAACTCTATCATATTCATATTATGGGAATGGGAGTGAATTACTCAGGATTGGATAATAAAGTAAAAACAGAAATCAAAACAATAGGAAGAAAACTTACAGAGCTTCTTGAAACATTTAGAGCACTATGACAAGATACAAAACACTGTTTGATAAAACTAAACAGCAATGGTGTGAGATTAAAGGTAAGGAGCTTCGATATACAGAAGCTCCTGTATTAAAATTATATAGTACAGATTTTCCTTATGAAGGATTACCAAGATATATAAAAGAATACATTGTTGTACATTGTGAAGTGAAATATTTGAATATGTATGTTATTACTTCCACATCTCCTACTGTTTGGAAATCATCTTCTTCATATACAAGAGAGCAGATAGATTTAGTAAAGTCATGTTTAGCAGAAGGAATTAATTGGAGAGCTATTCATAAAAAATACTTTATAGAACGTTCTCCAAGAGCTATTCAAGAATTAATAAAAAGGATTAAATAAAAAAGGAGGGAAATTGATTCCCTCCTTACATTTTTAATTTACTAATGACAATTGCAATTTGGAACTGTTGGTGTTTTAGATGTACACTTGCATTGCTCTTTAAAAGAAAAGTATTGATAACAGGACAAAACACTCCATGTTCCATTACAATTTATTTTAAATTGGTAATATCCAGAAAGAGATGTTCGATAAACTCCCTCTCCAAGCACATTAAGTTCTATTGTAGCCACTCTAATAGAATTTCTATATAATTCCACACTACCTTCTGAGCATCCCTTAAAATCAAATCCTGTGAGTTTATGCACCATTTCATAAGATGTAGAAGCACAATCATTCACCACCACGGATTTATTAAGTGATAATCCATTAAATTCTACACTTACATTATATGTAGCTCCTACATCAGGAAGATTCCATACAGCACTTGTTCCTAACAATCCAGAAGAAGGAATAATAGTTCCTCCTGTAGTGGTGTAAGTGATGAATTTATTAGCTTGGAATATCGTAACATTGTTTTTACTCACTGTATATCCTGAAACTGTAGAAGTAATAATAAAATCATCACTTGTAATATAAGTACTTAATACGGTAGAAATAGCAGTGAGGTAGTTAATAACACTTACATTAGTACCATTAAATACAAGTTCAATATACCCAAGTCTTGTAGTAAAATAATTTAATGTAGAAGGTTCTATTAAAAGAGTGTTAGTAGGTGAATACAAGTTGTTACTCCAATATACACTATTTCCTGCTGCTGTAGTTTCAGTCCATACACCATTTGTAGAATTTACATTATTTGTATATCCTTCTTCTAAAAATACGTTGGTGCGATTAAAAAAACTGCCATTTAAAGAAAGTTTTACTATATTTGCACTTGCGGGAGAAGTAGGAGCAAAGAACAATCTTATTCTATCCTGTAAAGTAGGGAGGATAGTAAGCTGCTCATTACAAGTAAGAACTTCGGAAGGAAGTCCTAAATTAAATCCTACAGGTAGTGCAGTTTTAGAATTTGAAACATCTGCATTACAATAAGACCTCACTTGCAAGATTGTATTATCCTTACTGCTTGAATATCCTACACTGGAAGGAAGTGTAAAATAAAAATATCCATTTCCTAAACTGATTACATTTTCAGAGGGGATAGGGTGTTGAGCAGAATTTACAACTACAATTAGTTGTTTGTCTTTATATACACCATTACTATCTACCCAACAATGTGTATTTGGAGTATTCCCTACTCCTTGAACAGAAAAGAATTTATCTCCTTCCTGAAACTGTCTTAATATGAAGGCCATGTGTTATGCTGCTGAATTAATTACTGTTTTAAATACTTTAGTTCTTCTATCCTGCATTGAAAATATCCATTGATTTCCTGAATGACTCACTTTAATTTTTGTTGTAGATAGGTTGTCTGCTTTAGGGTCTGTGCAAATAAACAAAATGTTATTTCCATTTATAATTTTTGTAACAATAGGTCTTCCCCCCTGATAATCTGCAACAATTCCACTTCCATTTGAAGGTTTGGAAACACTCACCCAACTTCCTGCTCCTCTTTTATAAGAAAAGTCTGCATCTATTTTAGTTCCTCCACTTACAATATTTTCTATTTGAGAAAACACATGAGCAGATTTAAACACTTCTTCTACAGAAAGTCCATCTATATAATTATAACTTCTGTTAGGAGTGGGTCTGTTTCCATGACCTACACCAAAAGGAGTTGGAGGAGAAGGGCTTCCTGAAAATCCTGTTTTATTTAAATCAAATCCTGAATATAGAATATCTACACTATCATTTTTAGCATCACTAATTGCAATTCCCGGAGATTTCCAATACCATATTCCATCTCCTTCTAACATTCCATATAAAGCATAAGATTCCATTGTAGCAAGAGATTCTTCAGAAAGATAATCTTGATAAATATAACTTGTATTTGTATAAGGAGCATCTAAATAAACGCGATGTCTGAATATAGGAACATTTGCTCCAAAATTATCACAATATCCTGCTAAAAATCCTATTTGTTTTTGTACATGAGAAATAAGTCCTGCTTCTTTCATTTTTTTAATAGCTCTGAATCTGTGTATATAATTATACAAATTTACTTCAGGGTCAAAAGCAGCATTATTTCTACTTAAATCCACTCCATAACCAATAACAATATTCATATTTATTTGGTCATTAAGTGTGCCTCCTAAAGAAGTTACAGATTGATTACCTATTCCTGAAACTATAGGAGTATTATAAAAAGTAGTTGCCCCTGCATCCCACACTTGAATACTGGTGAAATAAGACATAGCATCTACCCATTGACCAAAATAACTTCCTGCATCCTTTACCCCTTTTGCAAAATTAGCTACTCTCTCTCTGGTAGTTGAGTTGTTTACATCTCCATAAACTCCTTCATAATCTCCAAAGATATATTTAAAAGAAGAAGCTGTCGATGCTCCATAAGCTAATGCAAAAGCATTAGATGTAAAATTAGTTACAGCTTCAGAGTCATACATTGTATATCCTCTTTCATATATAGAACTATCTGTATTACTTAAAAGAGAAATTCCTTTATTATATCTTGTTGCTGCATTTACAATTCCCAATCCTGTTCTATAAAAAGGAACCTCAAACCCAAATTTTTTTGTAGTGAGAGTAAATGTAGGGGCAGAATTAAACACATCTGCCACCATATTATCAGGAGTACTGTTACTTATATAAGGTGAAATATTCATATTATAAATTATCTATTATTACTACTTTTGGATAACCGTTTGTTCCACTTCCACAAGAAGCATAAGCACTGTTATATGTGTTGTTATATGCACTTTGGTATCCTCCACCTGTTCTTGCTACATCTGCTTCAAAAGTTAATGTTGCACAACTATTAGTTGGATAGAGTCTTCTTTTATGTAAAAAATTATTAGCGTTTAATAAAGCCAACACTTGACTTGCTACCTGATAATTAGGACTTCCTGTATCATGATAATTACTAAAAAAAGAAAAATTAGAAATTTTAATTCCTCCCGTTTTAGCTCTCCTTATAGAGTTATAAATTCTGTTTACATTGGTAGATACATTTTGAGAAGGGTTATATGTGTCTTCTAATATAGATAAATTGTTATTATATGTGTGACACAAACTTGCTTCCATTTCTATATTATAGGTATCCCAATAATCAGGATTATCTTTTAATCCATCAATTTCAGGTCTTAAATCTGAAGTGGGAACAGCCCATACACCTCTTGTACCAATAGAATCTGTTAAACTACCACAATCATAAACTGTATTAAATCCTTTTGCTTTAAAAATAGCTCCCCATCTTTTAGCAAATTTTTTCAGTTGGTATCCTTTAAATTTCAACCAACGTTTTCCTGCTGTTCCATTATAATCTAATGGTGCTGATAATACATTACCATATACAGAAGTTTGCCATGTATTCCAAGCAGCTATCTCTGTTGGATGATAATCACAATTTAAACCTCCGGGACTAGAAATGGGATATTGAAGTTCTTGATTTTCTTCTTGTGTAACAGCTACAATAACATTATTTGCATACCCACTGAACTCATTAGATACTAAATTCCAAAATCTATCCATATTGGTAATTTTTCCACTGCTTAATGTCATTGGAATAGATGTATTACTTCCTGAATACATTGCTCCGTTAGACATTCTCATTCCATCATTAACAGGGTCATAAGTGTGAGCAGGAGCAGGATTTAATGTTCCAACACTCATTTGGAATTTTAAATAAGCTTTCATACCTTTTACATTAATGATATAATTTAAAAGAGCTTTCACCTTATTAAGGGTTAATACATCTAAAATATTTTCCACTTGTTCTAACTCAGCCCATTCTACAGTGAATAGTATCATGTTACCGCCATCTGCTCTCCAGTTATCTATAGCTGTTTTTTTATTTCCACCTACTAATACAGTACCTACATTTATTATATCATTTAATCCCCCTAACCAAATACTTTCATAAGCATCTGTATCTGCACCTAAAGTAGGAGAAGCAGAAACAATTCTAAATGAAATTTGCTTTTTAGATTGTGCAGCACTATTATCTCCCCAATATGCTCCATTATAAGCATATTTAGTAATACTGTGATTTGTTAATGGTTCAAGTTTTAGTCCTGAAAGATTATTTCTCCATTTACCATTTACGTTGTAATAGATGTTTGAAACTGAAGGTGAAGCACTATCTGTTATAAGAAACTCACCGTTAGGTTGTTGTGTGTACACAAGTTTCATAAATCCATCATTTTCATTTACAGCTTTAGATTCCTTTACAGAAAAACTTGTAGTGAGTCTTAGTGGGAGATAGATGGAAGATTTGAAATTTCCATCTATGTATGCATCTACATATCCATATTGAGAAGATGTTACTGTCATAGTTGAAGAATATGCAGCAGTGAGAGTTCCTACAATTGAGCTTCCCTGTTTTAAATCAATTGTGACAGTATCAAGCAAATTACCTCCTGAAAGAGAAAAACTTATTGTTTTTCCTATAGGAGCATCAACAATAAAATCTTCGATTGCAATAGCAGTTCCACTTCCTCCCCCACAATTGAGAATAGGAACACAATTTCCTGAAATTAATTCAAAACATTGAGAACATGTTACAGGAGTAGTGACTACAAAAGTTTTAGCAGTTTGTCCTAAACACGCATTACTATCTAATTCAAATGTATAAGTTGCAGGAGCTAATGTTCCAAAATCTATTGTAAGAACACTACTTGTAGGAATAATTGTACCGCTTGTCATAATTGTTCCCGTAGAATTTTTCACTCTCCAATTACCTGATGTTAAAGAACAAGCATTAAATGCTATATTATAACTTGTAGTGGAGCCTATTTTTGTAATACTATCTACAGAAAAACTGCTTAAATTAGAACATCCACAATTAGGAAGACAGCTTCCTGTGGTGTAAGAAGTAAAAGTAATACATAAAGAAGGGTTTTCTGTATTTCTTACATATATGTAATAAGTGTTATTTTTTAATAACTGATTAAACTGATTAATAGATTGCCAAGAAGTAGGTGCAACTCCTATTGTTGTACTAAGTCCATATTCCAATGTACCACTACCAGATGTATTCACTGCTACAACAATACTTGTTGTATTAGAAACACACGATTCTGAAACATTTGAAATAGCTACAGTACAAATTGTAGATGGACAATTCACTACTAAATTTGTAGTAATATCATCCTTACACATTGTATCAGAAACTGCTTCTAATCTAATGTTAATATTATCAAGTGTGTATACGCCATTTCCAATAGCAATTGTAGCTGTTGAAGAGTTTAATAGATTTATCACTTGGTTTTGAGTGAGATAAGAAGATGTAAGGAGATTTCCTTCATCATTCCTAAAACTCACTCTATAATTTCCTGTTACAGGACTTCCTAAATTTAAAGTTAGATTTGCCATTATATTGCTCTTTCTCCGCTTAAAATTGATTCTTCGTAATTAGTTTTAGTTAAATTTACCAATGCTCTTTGAGCTGCTGTTTTAAATTTTGCACCTTCGCTGTGTACATTTGCTCCTCCTATTGCTGTAAATGTTACTTGTCCTGCCCCCATTTGAACAAATGTTGTCATTGTTCCAATTCTAATATTAGCTGTGGCATCAGCAGGAATTGTAACAGTCATTGCAGAAGAAGAATTCATGTAAAATATTTTTCCTGCATCTAATTTAGTTAATGTGAATCCTGCTGTTTTGGTAATTACAGGTCTAATTAGAGTAGGAGCTTCTGTAATTCCATTTGTATTAAAATCTAAAGCATTTAACAGATAATCAACTGTGGTTACATCTTGAAATCTATTATTTCTAATTGTACAATAATCCCAAGTTCCTGTAGGGCATTCAATCCAAAGTCCATTTACACATGTGTTGTCAGCTATATTTTCTGTAAAGTTAACTGCTTTTAACGCTAATGCGCTTGAAATGCTTTGAATATAAATACACCACTTAGAAATATTAGAAAAACTGTTTGCGCTGATAATAGTATATTTTCCTCCCTGATACAATTTAATTCCATAATCAGAGTTTATAAAATTATTGTTTGAGATTATTCCAAAAGCATTTTGTAATTCACTATTTAGGTGAAAAACTCCACATCCATCTGTAGACACATCTCCTAAATAATTTCTAAAAGTGTTTCCAATTATATTCAATCTTATAATGGAATTATATACTGCATAAACACCAAAAAAATAACTTGCTCCTGCTCCTACAAATTGATTATTTTTCACAGTAAAATCTTCAGCAAGTGTACCTATAGTTTCAAAAGACAACCCTGTAGTATCTGTAAAGATATTGTTTTCAAACAAAATATCTTTACAATCAAAACCAATCGTCACTTTCTTTTGAAATATGTTTCCAACAAATTTGCTTTGTTGTTGTCCTGTAATATTAAGGGTAGAGGCAAAAACACATCCTTCAACCAATGTATTACAAACAATAATCATGTTAAAAAAAGGATTGATTGTTTTTCCTGTTGTTAAAAACTTACAATTTGAAATTGTATTATTTTCAGCAAATCTTGCCAATCCTAAATAAATATCATTAACAACACTGTTTGTTACAATAATATTTGACCAAGTGTTATAACCCCCACCTCCCCACGTTATACCATAATAACAACTTCTAATTCTTATGTTATTAAAATAATTATTATGAGATTCATTTCCTGTAGCAATTGCTGCTCTTAATCTATAAGTAGCTCCATAAGAAGGAATTGTAGAAGGGTCATAATAAGCTGTGTATGTTCCGCACCCTTGAAACTCGCTATCAATAAATTTAGAATGTTCCGCTTCTTCAAAATCTATTCCTGAAAGTGCAGAATTTCTTCCTGTGCAATTTTTGAATACAACATTAAATGCAGATGCTCCTCCTTCTCCTGCTGCTGTAAAACAATGTCTTCCAACATTTTCTACATAACAATTTTCTACAACAATATTTTCTGTAGTAATTAAAGGATTAGCATTAAATCCTTCAATGTAAACACCGTCTCCTACAATGTTTCCTCCACTTGCAATATTAGAAATTCTGCAATTTCTAATCAAAACATTTTTTACCGCTCCATATCTTGCTCCTACAATAATCCCCATTCCTCCCCACAAGTTATCATCTATAATTGTAGCAGATGTTCCACTTCTTGCAATACCACATTTATCAATGGTCAGATTTTCTATAGTGATGTTAGAAGAATTGTATACAGTAACACCAAAACAGTATTTGTATCCTGTAAAAACATTTGTTGTCTGCCCTCCACCATCAATTTTGAAATTAGAAACAGTTACATTGGTTTTACCATTAATTCCTACAAAATCTCTTAATCCATCTGCCCCTGCTTTTAACACACTTTCTGCTCCTTCTCCGTAAACCTGTTGATTAGAATTAAGTACAAGATTTGAAGTGATAATGTATGTTCCCATAGGAATAAATACATTTTTATTTGTAGCAATAGCAGCAGCAACAGCAGTGGTGTCATTTGTTGTCCCATCTCCTTTTGCTCCAAATTGTTTCAAATTCACAATTAATGAAGTTGAAATCCATCTTCCTGTAGCTACACCTGTTACAGCAATGATTGTTCCTCCATTATCTGAAAGAACAGAAGAAGAGTTCCATTGATAAGTATTATTACCTCCATCGGAAGCAGTGTAATATCCTAATGTTTCTACTAAAGAATTAGTAGTTCCTTTTCTTGTTCTTAATTGAGCTATGTTTGTTATTTTAGTTATCATTATTTTATTTTTAGGCTACAGTAATACCATAATAAGTTCCCATATTTCTTTCAATAGTTTGTCTTTCTATTGTAGATAAATTTCTCGTAAAAATTATAATCTCAGAAAGGTTAGCATTGAGGAATTCACTTGCATCACCTGCCCTTCTTCCTATCGCCAATTCGTTTCCTGTTACAACACTATTTGCCATTATCCCATTTGCTGTAGTTCCTATGCTAATTCCATTTCTAAAACATTCAGAAGAGGCTCCTATATTTATAATAGATATAACTTGTTTATCTGATAAAGTATTTGTATTACTTCCGTAATCATAGTCAGCATTTGAATTCCTCCATCTTAAAGTATTGTTCGGATTAGGACCAGTTGCTAATCCAAAATGAAAATATGCAGCATTTTTTCCTTGATTAACAATAGTAGCGTAAACCGAAGTAAACTTTTGATATACTAAAAATATAGACAAATTATTGTTATTAACAAGTCCTGATATTAGTGTGGAAGTTACTAAACTACTGCTTGTTCCGTTATAATAATTTGTCACTTTGCTATTTATAACATCATTAGTTCCTGCATTTACTATTCTTGGCTGATTTGCATTTGTTGCCTGAGATAGAGTTCTTGAATTTCCACTTTGGTCATACCAAGCTGTTACAAATCCACTATTACTTGATACATGAGAACTCAAAGCATTTGTATTATAATCTCCACTGGAAAAACCAATATCTACTGTAGAATTATCACTATTTCTACGAATATTGTTTGCGTAAGTAATTCCGCTTTTTAATTGTCTCATTGACCACGCACCTACTAAATTAGTATTAGAAACATTATCTAATATATAAGGAAGAATAGGTGTAGATGCTCCTATTTTTATAAGTAAAGATGGAAATCTATTATACATATTTTACGCTTCTAATGCTATACCTAAAACATCCCATTTTGTATCTATTGAATTATACATCGTTGAAATATATAATATTTTACCTAAAGTAGTGGTAGTTGGAAGTGTAACACCGATTGTTCTAAAAATAGCATTAAATGTAATACTTCTTGCTGTTCCATTATCTTTAATTCTAAAAATTGCCGCTTGTCCTTGTACTGGTGTACCACTTGGAGAAGCTAATGTAAGCCCTACTGCTTGCGCTGTAATTACTACTAAATCATCTGTATCAGCATTTAATGTGACTGTAGCAGATGATGTTATAGATTGTACTCTTGGATTAATTCTTTTATTAGTAAGAGTTTCTGTTCCTGCTAATGTAGAAAGTGTTCCTGTGGTAGGTAATGTAACATTTGTAGTAGCAGTTGATGTTAATGTAGTGGAAAATGCTCCTGCTGTAATTAAACTTCCGCCATCTACAATTGTAAGAGTTGCTCCTGTTGTAGGTGCTGTTATAGTAAGTTTATTAATACTTGTAGCTGTAGCTACCCCCAACACAGGTGTTACCAGTGTGGGAGAAGTAGCAAATACACTTGCCCCACTACCAGTTTCATCTGTTAAAGCCGTTGCTAATTGAGCAGAAGTAAAGCTACCAAGAGAGGTTGTATTCCCTACTGATGTTATAACTCCTGTTAAGTTTGCATTAGTTACTACTGTTGTGGCATTGCCAACACTTGTAACCATTCCTGTTAAATTAGCATTAGTTGCATCATTAGCATTTAATTTTTGTATAGCTTGTATAATAGTATCTGTTGCTGCAACTGTACCTGCTCCTGAAACATATCCTGTAAGCACTTTACCAATTACAGCAGAGTTTGTTAATGTAGCTTCATTACCAATAGATGTAACTTCACCTGTGAGATTAGCATTTGTAGTGACATTTCCTGCTGTTAATCCTGCTGCTGTACCAGTGATATTAGTTCCTACTAAAGTAGAAGGAGTTCCTAAATTTGGTGTTACTAATGTAGGACTTGTAGCAAAAACTAAAGCACCATTTCCAGTTTCATCAGTGATAGCAGCAGCTAAATTTACACTTGAGGGTGTAGCTAAAAATGTTACAACACCTGTACCTAATCCAGAAACACCAGTACTAATGGGTAATCCTGTGCCATTAGTTAATGTAACACTTGATGGAGTCCCTAAAACTCCTCCTGAATATAATACAGTACCTCCTGCTTCAAATGCAATAGAACTATTATCTGTACCTGTAAAAGTTAATGTGTTACTAGCTGTTAATGTTTTTCCATCTGCAATAGTAAGAGTGCTTCCTGTAATAGGAGTTGTTATTGTCAACTTATTTATTGATGTAGCAGATGCTACACCTAAAATAGGTGTTGTTAATGTAGGAGAAGTAGCTCTAACTACTGCTCCTGTACCTGTATTTGCTGTAACGGCTAATCCATTAATAGAAAAACTATTACCAATCCCTGCTGTATCAAATGTTTTATTTGTAAGTGTATGTGTAGAAACATCTGTCAATACACTACTATTAATAGCCACTGTAACTGCACCACTACCGTTATAAGAAGTTCCTGTTAATCCTGTACCAATAGTGAGAGTTGCTAAATTAGCTCCTAATGCAATTCCTGATATTGTACTATTAGTTAATTTTGCATTAGTAATACTTCCTGCTAACATTGTGTTAGTTACTGTAGCAGAATCTCCTGTTGTAACCACTGTTCCTGTTACAGCAGGTAATGTAATTGTAGTAGTTCCTGCAATTGCAGTGGGAATCAATACTGTTGTACCAGAAGTACTTCCTGCAAATGTAGTGCTAAGAATACCTGTTAATACTTGATTAGCAGAAGCTCTATTTAAAGCTATTGATGTAGTACCAATAAAAACAGCACTATTTCCTAATACAGCACTTGGAATAGTTCCGCTTAAATTGCCTGCTGTTAATCCTGTTAAATTTGCACCTGACACTGCTCCAAAACTTCCACTCCAAGTACCTGATGTAATTGTACCCACTGATGTAAGAGAAGAAGTTGTAACACTTGCTGCTAATGTAGCTCCTGTTAATGTACCTGCTGCTGCTGTTACTGTAATTGCACTACTACCATCAAAATTTACTCCATTAATTGCTCTTGCAGTGGTTAGTGTTGCAGCACTTGTTGCAGTTGAAGCATTACCTGTCAAAGCTCCTATAAAAGATGTAGATGTTAATGCTCCCGTACTTGGATTATATGTAAATCCTGTGTCAGTTCGAGGACTTAGATTACCTGTAGCAGCATTAACAAACAAAGGATAGTTTGTTGCGTTAGTAGTATTATCCGCAGTAAGTGTTACAGCAGCAGCAAACCCATCAATACTTGTAATTCCTGTTAATGCTTGTGAAGCAGATGCTCTGTTTAGTGCAATAGATGTTGTACCTATGTTTAAAGTTGAAGCACCTAATACACCTGTAGGAATAATGCCTGATAATTGTGCAGCAGGAATTCCTGTAGCATTAGTTAAAACGATTGCACTTGGGGTTCCTAAATTAGGAGTGATTAATGTAGGAGAAGTAGCAAATACCAAATTTCCTGTTCCTGTTTTATCTGTAACAGCAGTAATTAGATTTGCAGCCGTAGGTGTTGCTAAAAAAGCAGCAACACCTGCTCCCATTCCACTTACTCCTGTAGTAATAGGTAATCCTGTAGCATTTGTAAGTGTTACAGATGTAGGAGTTCCAAGTATAGGAGTGGTAAGAGTTACTACTGTTCCATTTGTAGTTGCTCCTGTTATTCCTGCAAAAGTTCCTGCGTTATTATATTGAAGTTGTGTTGTACTTCCTCCGGGAGAACCTCCACCTCCTGATGGAGTTCTATATGTTCCATCCTGACTCAAATACAAAGTAGGAGTTCCTCCACTAACTAATGTAACACCATTTACAGATTTGTTTGTAAGTGCATCTGTAGTTGCTCTACCTACATAAGTGTCAGTTCCCTGAAAAGTAAGCGTTGCTCCATCAGTTCCCTGTAATGTAAGTGTATTGTTTACAGTTAATGTTTTTCCTCCTGCAAGTGTAAAATCTATATCAAAATCAATGGTTTTTGCACTAATGGTGTGCCAATCAATTCCATCAGATATATACTCCACACATCTATAAAAAGAAGTAAGTAAAACAGTAGTTTGTAACTGATTTGTGGAAGGTTCTTGAATATTACCTCCTGCTGAAACAAGTGTAATATTAGCTAAATCTGTATTTGAAAATCTTGCAATAGATATTTCTCTATTTTTATATGCTGTTGCATCAGGCAGTGTTAAAGTGATTGGTGTATTAGTGTTATACACCAAAACATTCTTCACATTTTGAGAAATAGTGTAAGAAACAGAAGTAGTTATTTGTTTGTACATATGTTATATTGCTAACCAATTGAATATTAAATTACCGCTTCCTGATGGTGGTGCTACATCGTAGTTAATGGTAATGTTTGTTCCATCATAAGAAACACTCTTAATTAAAGAAGCATCATCAGATAAAGGAGTTACTGTAGCAAAAGTTGGAGTTGTTCCTACACCATGAGCTATCGTATAAGTTGTTGCTGTTCCTGTGGCAGATTGTGTTGATGTACCTTTAAATAAAGTTGTAGAAGCCGTAATATTACTGCTAATTATATGCCATGCAATACTGTCAGAAATATATGTTAAGCTTTTAATAGCATTTCCAAAAGCAAAACTAGTTACAAGAGTATTGTTAGCAGGATTTTCAACATTTCCTGTCACTGTATTTACTGTTACATTTGCAGTGTCGGAAGAAGAAAATCTTGTTAAAGTAATTTCTCTATTCCTATATTTAGCGGGGTCAGGAAGAGTTACAGTGATAGCTGTAGATGCATTTGCTATTAAAACAACTTTGATGTTATTCAATACACTGTAAGACCCTGTAATTGTTGTTGTAAAATACATAATTATGATACTGCTATAGATGATGTTCCTGACCAATTAACTTCAATATCCATTGTAGCCGCTAATGCTACATTAGAATGTGTTATAGCTACTGTAAATCCGCTTCCACTATAAAAACTATCTATAAGAGGTATCACTGTTGCTCCTGTTATTAGTTGGTCTACTACAGCATAATTTTGATTTACCGTTCCTCCTGCACTTACGGTTGCTGTAAAAAATATTTTTTGCATTACAGAAACAGTATTATCATTACTTCTGTAATAAATATTTATATCAGCACTTACAGCATTTGAAGCTCCTCCTAAAGAAAACAAAAGAACATCCTGATTTTGAGAACTTGTAGCAGTAATAGTTTTAACAAATTTTTTAATTTGGTCTGTTGCTCCAAAAGATATTCTTGGCTCTTGAAATTTAAGATAGTTGTTATATCCTGCTTTAAATATAGTACCAATTGCCTCACTCCATTTGATAATATCAATCCATGTATTTGTTCCCCCTTTTGCCTGCAAAAATAAACTTCCTAAATAACTGAAGACACTTGAAAGTCTTGCTCTAAAATTATCTGAATTTAGATTACTTCCCTGAAGAGTGAGAGAATTAGGAATAAATCCTAATGTATCTAAATTACTTGTAAAATCTGTTACTCTTTTTGCAAGAATACATATATTTTTATTACAGTTTGCAGTTTCATTTAATGTATAAAACCCACTACCCGGAGTTGCTTCATTTGTTTCAATTGCAAAGTTTGAAGCATAATCCAAATCAAAAACGTGTCCTGACATTGAATCTGCTGTAATTCTATGAATATTGAAATCTTCAGCATGAAACGCTTTAATGTAACTTACTCCTCCTGTTGCCCAACAGAAATTAAATGTGATGTTTGTGATGTAAGAAGCTCCTGAAGTCATTCCATCAGCTTTGCATACATACCTACCTCCTGCTGTTTTCATATTATTGAATACAACAAAGTAAGTACCCCATACATCTCCTGAATTTCCGGGAAGCAATTGGATAATATCTATTGCAGAATTTCCTGAAATATCAAACACACAACTGTTAAAAGAAGCATTCCAAAGTCCATCAATTTTAACAATAGTGTTTCCTAACGTAGCATTACTGCTTGTCCAGTTTAACCCATCTCCAATAAAGTTTTTCTTTCTTGTCCACAAGAATCCTACAGCAGCAGAAGTAGTTACACTAATTCCTTTTCTTTGAATTAAATGTCCACTTTCCATATTAATAGTAGTAGTTAAAGAAAAAGAGTTATTAATAACTCCCACTTTTCCTGCTGCGGCATTAATAAATGCTTGAAATCCTGCGTTTGTATTATCAAACCAAGAAGAAAGTACATCTTCTAAATCAATTCTTTTATACCTTGCACCCGATGCAGTTACAATAACTGTCCCTGTATTATCTGTTGATGTAGTATCTGTATTGTCGTATTCAAAAGCTCCTTCTTTTCCATTATCAGAAAGCCTAACAACAGGATTGTATAAGACATCTATGGTTGTAAATGCTCTTAATTGTGTAAGTGTTCTATTTGATGTATCTATTCTCATTTGTTTATTAAGCTATGTAATACCAAGTTGTTCCGTTTCCATGAAATTGCATTGATTCTTTAGCAGCTAATACATAAGAAGCTCCTGAAAATCCGTCAATATGACCTGATACAGTAATAGTTCCTGCGCTAACATTTTTAACAGTTAGTTTAATTTCTGTTACAGAAACTGGTAATGTAGCAGTAGTAGCTCCTGTATCAAATACTACAGTACCATCTGTAGTAGCAGATAAAGTAGTGCTAACACTAACCACTCTTATTTTATTTTGTTGATATGTTTTATTCCAATTAGCAGCAGAAGTTATTCTTGTATCTGCTAATGTTCCACTCCAAGTAATAACATGTGCTGAACCTCCACTAACAATAGTGACATTAGTATCATTAGTGAATGTTTGTGTAGCAGTAGTTAAAGCATTTAAAGAAGTAATCCCTCCACCTGCTGCTGTAAAGTATTCTAATGCAGTACCTGCTGCATTTACTCTTAATTGTTGTAATGAAGTACCTAAAGCACTTAATCCTGTTCCACCTCTAGTTGCAGCTAACACGCCAGTCCATCCTAATGTAAGAGAAGTTGCAGATAATAAAGCAGATGTAGGAGTTCCTCCCAAAGTTAATGTAACATTAGTATCATCAGTTTTACTTAAAGCAGCCCCTCCTGTAATAGAAGAAGCAGCAGGTGTAATGGTTACATTAGATACAGCAGTGATTAATCCTTTAGCATTCACTGTAGGTACAGCTACTTGCGTGGCTGAACCAAAAGTTCCCACATTAGAATTTACTGTAGCAAGAGTTAATATGGTACTTCCTGTAGCATCTCCTGTATGGGAAGCATTAGATACTTTAGCATTATTAGTTGTTGTATCTGTACGAAGTGTATCTAAATTAGTAGCTGAAGTAACTGTAATAAACCCAAGTTTTGTAAATTGTGCAGGAGATTGAAGTCCAGCATTTGTTCCATCAGCTAATAAAAGTGTTGCATCTGCTCCTGTATCTGAAGCTACAATTCCATTAATAGGAGATGCTGCATAGCTAAGATTAGTATTTCCACTTGCTCCTCCTCCTGTTACATCTACTGTTAATACACCACTTGAAGAATTAGCAGTGACAGTAGCTCCTGTAAAGTTAATAGTGTTAATTCCACCTAATGTTCCTGTATTAACTCCTTCATCTTGAAATTGAAGTTTTACTTGTTTTTCATTATCTAATTCATTTAAAGCTCCTTGAACATTACCAGACGCAATATTTCCAGCAGAAACATTTACTATATCTGATGCAGTATAAGAAAGTAATGTTTTTACTTGTGCTACTGTTAAATCTGTTTCATTTGCCAATACTCCTGTATTATTGCCTTTAATAGTATTGGCAGGTGCTTGAGCAAGTTTAGCATTAGATATAGCGTTATTAGCAATCGCAAGAGAAATTGTCCCACTTGTTATAATTGGGGAAGAACTAATTGTAAAATCACTTCCAGAAATACCAACACTTGTTACTGAGCCTCCTGTAGCAGATAATATTCCAGATGAAAGAGTTAACCCTGTTCCTAATGTAATAGTTTCTACATTTCCTGTTGTTACAGCACTTCTACCTAATAATGTAGCAGTGGGTATTTGTTGAAATTTAGCAAATGTGACAGCATTTGTAGAAATTGTTGTTGCCCCATCAGCTACACTTGTAACATCTCCTGAATGATTAGGATGAATATAAAGATTTGCTCCTGTAGCAATACCATCTAGTTTTGTTTTATCACTTGCTGTTAATAATCCTGCAATACTTCCTGTAGCAGCAGGTATCGTAGCATCTTCTCCTGTATCTGAATTTATTTTTCCACTTGAAGAAGCGCTACTGTAAGAAAGATTTGTAACTCCCCCACCACTACCTCCAGTTACATCTACTGTGACAACATTCCCAACTCTTGATGCTGTAACATTTGCACCTGTAAAATTAATTGTATTTACATTTCCTGATGCACCTAAATTACTACCTTCTTCTTGAAATTGAATATTAGTCTGCTTTTCTCCATCAAGTTCGTTTAATGCTGCTTGTACAGTTGTTGCTGCAATGTTTCCAGAAGGAATATTTGATACATCAGCAGCAGTAAAATTTAATATTGATTTAACTTGAGAAGCAGTTAAATCAATTGGACTACCACTTGAAATTGCACCTTTAATTGTAGAAGCTCCCATATTAGCAAGCTTTACGTTAGTTACAACACTTGATTGTATAGTAGTAGAACCATCTGCAACAGAAACAACATCACCACTGTGATTGGGGTGGATGTACAAATTAGCACTTGTTGCTATTCCATCCAATTTAGTTTTATCAGCTGCAACAAAAAGACCTGCTAATGAAGTGGTTGCAAAAGGAATTGTAGCATCTGTTCCTGTATTTGAAAATACATCTAAAGTAGTTGATGTACGATTTCCTATAGATAAATCAGTGTTTATTCCTGTAATACTATTTAACTTGATTTTATCAGCACTTGTAAGTAATCCTGCAATACTTGTAGTGGCAGCAGGTATTACTGCATCCACACCTGTTGAAGATGTAACTGTTCCTGTATTAGGATTTGATGTATATGCTAAATCTGTAACAGGAAGTGATATTGTATTTCCTTGAGAAATACTTAGGTTATTTCCGCTAATAGAAAGGTTTTGAGGAATACCTACCCCACCTCCACCTAAAGAAGAAACATCTGTTACTTTTAAACAACCATTTCCATTAACTCCCACTACTTTTGTAACAGAGCCTTCAGGTAAACAATTAATAATAGAGGTGAGTATTGAGTTTAGTTTTGTTTTTAAAGATATTCCATTCATATTATTAAGAATTAATTACCCAATCAACAGTGGAGGTTTCTGTATTACTTGTAGAATTAATAGTAAAACCCACTCCTGCATTTTTAGTTACACTTAAATAACCTCTCGTACCTGCAGGAGTAGTTACTGCTACTAACACTCTATCTGTGGCTGTTAATGTAGGATAAGCCACTGCTTTTGTTCCTGCTACTAATACAGCACTTCCTGAAGGAGATGTTTCTACAGCACTTGGAACTACTTTAACAAAACAATTACCTTTTACTGCCAATAAATAATCTGGAGAAGTGCTTAAATCTGCACATTTTACTGTTTCTACTGCTGTTTGCTCAAAATGAGTTTTTTCATTTACACTTATGTGATATTTCATACTATTTTTGTTTTATTTTTTCTTAAAATATTGAAATTATTTTTATTGTTATTGCAGCTATTAAAGTTAAAATACCCATTAACCCAATCAAAACCGCTGTAAATCTTATTATTAGTTGTTTTTTTGTTAACACTATATTAGGAACTTTCATTCCTATTGCTTTTTCTACATGATAAGGGTCAAGATAATGAAGTAAATTTACCAATCTTTGTCCTGTTTTTGTCATGTTTAAAAGTTGATTATTTATTCCTAACACTTCTGAAATAGTTTGATAAGGACTTCCAAATAAATTCTGATTAGTTTTAATAAGTAAATCGTTAAACAATTCTGCACAAAATACATTTCCTCCTATATCAAGAAGAAAAGCAATGTTTAATGATTTATTATTGATTCCAAGCAAATTTTTAATCAATCCATATACAACACCAATTGGAATCAAAATAACACTAATCATTAATGCTATAACTGCTAGAAATATTCCCATTATTCTACTAAAGGAATTATTACAGGTGTCATATCAACAATAATCTCAGCTATTTTATTTTCATCTATTTCCAATACAAATCCTGACAACACTCCTCTAAATTGAAAAATAGATAACATTCCGTTTACTTGTGGTAATGCTTGAGATAAATATCCATAATCACTTAAAGCTGGCACAATCATTATAGGAACATATTGATTTTCATTCTCATATATTATTTCTCTCATTGTTTCTGCTCTACCTAATTGTTCACTAGCTTCAAGAATTTCTCTATAAACAAGTTTATATTGAGAATTAGCAACAACAACATCTCCTAATGTAGGAATTTCTGCTTTTGTTCTTCCAGATATATTCTCAATTACTATAAAATTTGGTTGTGGATTGAGTGTTGAGTTTTCATTAGCTTTTAAAGGTATAGCTAAATACCCTGCACTATAAAGTCTTGAATCCATTGTTTTATATTTTTATATAATAGAAGCTAATAAATAGTAAGTAACACCACCTAAATTAATTGCTACTTTATGTGTTGATACAACAGCTACAGAAGGAGTTATTGTTTGTCCATCAAGTCTTAAAGCTCCTGTTAATGAGCCTCCTGTAATTGGTAAATATCCTGCTAAAGCAGATGTATTAGCTTTAAGATTTAAAGCTGTTTGCAAATCAGTTTGATTTGAAAGAGTTCCTGTAATTCCGCCCCATGTTTCTCCTCCAAAAGAATTTCCTGTTATAGGAATATCTCCTGAAATAATTTTTGCAATTTTATTTTGTAATGCAAGAATTGCTATACCAAAATCTATTTTAGGTCTTCCTGATGTACCCCAAGCCATGTATGTAGAGTTTTATTAAGGGATTGAAGAATAAAAATGTTCCCTGTTTTGAAAAATCAAAAGTAAGGAAACATTTTAGAATAAATAATATCTAATTAAAAATTATAGCTTATCTTGAATTTTTATTTAACAATTCCATGTATTGCAATTGCTCTTCAGGACTCATCATTTTAATCATTTGCCAATAGGGAGAAAGAAACACTCTATATCCTTTATGTAACAACTTACTATCACCTTTTTCATATCCATATCCTGCTCTATCATATACATCGTTAAAAGCAAAATCCAATCCATCTTCTGTTATATCTACACCAATTAATTGATGAAAAAATCCTGAAGTTTGGTCAATCATTCTTACAGTGGTAAATGGGTCTTTATATATCCTTGTAGCTGAATCTATTGTATAACCTCCGGGCAAACTTCCTTGAGCAAGAGGAGCAAGTACAAAAGGAAGATACATTCCTAAATCACTCTGCATTCTAAAAGCATTGATTTCTAATGTTTGCAACACTTTCTGTTCTACACTATCATCATCTGCACCATCTGCTAAAGCTGAAAGAACATATGTTAATATCATCCATTGAATTAAAGCTCCCATTTCCCATGTAGCTCTCATCATTGCTTTTCTTTTTCTTTCATCCAATGTTTCTCCATATAAATAATCATCTACAGATTTTACATTTTTAGAAAGCAATCGAAAAGAAGCAGCATCTAATGCCGCTAAGTTTATTTTAGCCATTCCCTTTCCAAATGTTAAAAGAGATTTTTTCCATCCACTTTCTACCAATCCCTCTACAAGTGTTTTTTGTTCAGCTAACCCACGGAATTCTTTAAAGATTTCTTTAAAGTAGGTTCTTACGTATCCTTCTTCTACATCTTTAAGTTCAAAAGAATGTTGCATTTCTGTAAATCTACTTCTATATGAAGGGTAGAGATATTTTTTATACATCATCATCAATCTACCATACCACAATCTTTGTAATTCATTTTTGTCTTCCTTTGCATAAGCTCCATGTAAATCTCTATTAATCTTTTGTAATCTAGCCATAAAATCTAATTCTATTTCTTTAAAATTAGAAATTTGAGCTACAATAGCAGGACTGTATCTGAATTCTTCACCAGCTTTCCATGTAGGGTCAATAGCATCCCACAAAGAGCCTCCTGTGGGAAGTTTAAATCCTCTCATCACCATTTGCATAGTGAGGATTTGATTTAAAAATTCTATTGTGTTTTGATTAAAAAACGTTGCGTTGCTAAAGAATTTATTAGCTAAATCATCTTTATGAACAATCCCATGAGCATCCATAACTTCTCCCTGTATAGCATTATATCTAATAGCTATTTGAGCAAGTAGTGATTTATCTTTATTTCTGAGCTTTGTTATATCAGAAAAAAATGTAGGAATGCGATTTCTGAACACATCTAAAAAGGATTTATTAAAATCTGATACAGTGTAATAAAGTTCCATTACAGCTTGACTTCTCATTTGTATTGTAGCAATTGAAAAGTTAGGAAGCATTGTAGAAACATTCCACAACATCACCTGTAAATTTTGAAATCCTGAAATCTTTCTCGAAAGCTTATTAGCTGAAATTTGTGTAATACCTAAATCCCACACTTTATCAGCTTCAGCTTCCATATAAAATAGTTGATTGACAACATTGTTAAGCTGTTTGTTTAATTTTTCAGCTTTTACAACCTCCTGTTGTCCTTGTTTTCCAAACAGCATTTTACCCAAATTGTTCTTAGCTCTGGTTTTTCTTCCCAATACAGCACCATTTGTAGAGATTTTAGCTTTTTCATCTCCTTCTACAATTGTTCTGAGAAGATTAATTTGAGGAAGCATTTCTCTTTGTTTTGAATATGTAGTGGCTTCATTACTATATAATAATGCTACTTCTGCTAAATTTCTATTTCTTTGTTCCACTGGAACAAAATTATTATAATTAGCTTTTATGGTGTGAATAGTTTTACTAGAAAGGTCATATTGTTTTCTTGAAACATAAATAGGAGTTTTAACAGGTTTTCCATTAAAATCTACGTTTATTCCATTTTTCATAAGAGGATAACTATCAGGCTCAGGTTTTAAATCTATGACTTCCTTTACAAACCCTCTTATTGTTCCTTTAGGATTTTTAACAGCTTTACTCCAAAAACTCTGCTCATCTCTATAAGTAATATATGGTGTTAAAGCTGCTGCATTTCCAAATTTAGTTCTTGCATCTTTTACCATTATTTTGATAAAATCAAACATTTGTTTCTCCTGTTTTGTAAAGTTAGGAAGAGGTAGTTTATAAGCATCTGTAAATGTTTGAAACACTCCTTTATACGTATGAAATTTGGCTACATTTTCTGTTCCTCCTTCAGGAAAATTAGCATAGGAATATTCTTCACCTACAGCATTTCTGTTTGTAATTTTTTCTACTTTCATCCATTTGTATTTTCCATCAGTAGTTTGTACAAGAATTTCTTTAGATTCAATTGTTGTATCTCCTTCTATTAAAAACTTATGATTTTTTCCAAACAATCTATCAAACTTATTTTTAATTGTATATCCTAAACTTGATGTAGTTTCTCCATACCATTTAATTTCATTAGAACTAACATTTTTCTTAAAATTTTTCCTTTCTCTTAAATTTGTAAGTTTTGTTCCTTCTTGTGAAAAATCTATATTTAACAAACCAAGAGATTTTTGTTCTTGTTCTATTTCTAATTGTGATTTGAGTTGCCACCTTGCAGAATTAAAATCAATTTGATAAATGGCTTTTACAATGTTTCTTATTCCAGAATAGTTAAAATTAACAATTGCATCATATATTTCTGGTGTAAGCACTTTCTCTTTATTGATATATGCTGTTACCATCTTTTCTAAATTAGGAATATTAGGAACTAATGTTTTAAGTTCAGCATAAAAATCTTCTACACTAATTACACTCCCATCATCATTTCTAAGTTTTAATTTTTGCACTACATCATGCACTTGCTTATCTAATAGATGATAGAATGTTCTGCTTTCTGCATTATACCTTGCTTCATCATATTCAGAATAAATAAGTTCATCAGGATTAGCTGCAAAATGTACAGGAGTTCCAAAATAGTTTGTAGTAATGTAGGTCGAAGAATCTAATTCTGTAACATCATCTATTATTTGTAAAGCATCAAAATTATCTGTTTTAAGAGTTTTAGTTTTATACTGCATCTTATCAAATGATACTTGAGCTTCTTCTTTTGATTTTTTATCAAATCCTGTAGCTTCTAAAACATCTGCCATATTATTAGCATTTTCTGTTTTAGTCATATAAAGGTCATTAAGATTTCTCTTTAAAAAAGCTGTAGTAAAAGCTAACAACTGGTCACTGCTATCTACTGCTGCTCCTAACCATCCTGCTAAAAAGCTGCTATCTTGGTCTGCATTTTGTAACAGATTTCTAAATTGCTCTTCTGTATATTTGAACTCTTCAGTTTTAAAGCCTTTTAAATATTCAGGATAATAAATAGAAACAGCTACATCCAAGAAAAGCTCATTAAATTCTAATTGTAAACTTGTTCTTTTTTTAAGAGCTTCTTGTAATTGTGAGAAAATTGGAGGGTATTTTTTCTTTGATTTGGAAAGAGTGTTTCTTACATCATCAAATAGATTTTTAATATCTAAATCTGTTCTTTCATTAATTGCTTCATATAATTTAGCATCACTATCTAAAAATCCTTCCCATACACCATTAGCATTTTTAACAGCAAGATTAGTAAGAATTTCTTCTTTTTGTTCTTCTGTAAGAGCATATTTAGTAAACAAATCTTCTAAACTTATTCCGAGCTTTTCTCTATCATAATTATCAAGAGCTCTTGGTTGTAAGGAAGCGTATTGAGGAAGCTTTATTAACTCTTGATTAATTGTTTCTAATTCATCAAACATGTGATAAAAACTTCTTCCTTGTTCTAACAAATTAGCAATGCTTCGTAACTCTATTTTTTTATCTTCTGAATTTGTTGGGAGATTTGCAAGTCTTTCTTTCACTCCTAAGAATTTCTTATCTTTAGTTCCCATCAATTTTTTAGATAGATGGTCAACTTTATTAACACTTCTCACAACATAAGAAGAAAATCCTAACATTTTTTTATAAAATTCAGCAGAAGATAATTGTCCTACTATTCTTTTTATATCACTCTTTCTATCCCCAATTTCATAATCATCTGAAAGGTCTTCAAATACATTTAAATATGTAGTAAGTTTTTGCTTAATACTATCAAAAATACCAGTGAAAACTTCCTCATGCTCCTCCACTTCATCTTCCATTTCATTTGCAATGGATTGTAGAATGTTAGTGTTAAACATATTTTCATAAAAAGCTTTGTCAAGCTCCATATCTTCTGTTACACCACTACTATCATTAAGAACATTTATTCTAACTCTGTAAGCTATAATATTGGTTTTTCCTTTGCTATCTACTTTTTCAACAGGGTACAAGAAAGCTTCATTAGATGCATCCAGTGAATAGCGTATAAAATCCTCTGCTTCTCTTTTCATAGAAGGATATACAATAAGTTTTCCTTCATTCCAATAAGAAATTTTGGAATCAATTAAAGCTTTAGCAAGAGTTTGATGTCTTGTTGTTTTAGCTGCTTTTTCATCTTGATTTAAAGCTGCTTTATCTATGTATTCAAATTTACAATCTTTCATCCTATAAGACATTCTTTAGTTATATTTTCATCTCCTCCAAAATCTTCCCAAGTGATTTCTGGTTGTACTTGTTTTTTCATCTTTAAATTAAAGTTTTCTTCAATAACTTGTGTTGTTGCAGCTACTACCTCATCATATAATGTATAATTAGTTCCTGTAAACCATCTGGAAATAATAGCTACAATTTCATCAAATAGATTTTTGTATTTTTTTCCTTCAGAAGGAGGATATTGTTTTAGATATTTGATAAAATCAGAATTTGTAAACACTTCTGTAGCCATTTCATAAACATCTTTAATTCCATAAATGTCCTCTTTCATTGTAGCATTTACGTAATTATAAAGCTTCACAAAATCTTGAGAAATAGTAGATTCTACTCTGTTAATTTGGTCAAATGTTAAAGCATGTACAATCTCATGTAAAATTGTAGATTCTCCATTACCTTTTGGAAAAGTAATTTTTTCTGAAATTTCTATATAAGGTGCTGTTCCTGTTAAAATTCCTGTAGAATAATATCCTCTTTCTGTGGACTTACTAAGACCAACTTTAGGAATAAGTTTTACAGGAATATCTTCACTTCTTTTAGGAAGTTTTGTTAATAAAACTTTAGATAATAAACTAAAATATGGATTGTTAGCTTGTTGTATATTTTGTAAAGCTTCTTTAATTGTAATAACATCTTTTCCTTTAAAAATTCTTTCCCTTAATGTAGGGTCAGTAGCTAAAGGTCTTGTATCATCTTTTCCAGTTTGATAGTCTAACAAATAATCATTTCTGTTATCAGAATTAAAATCATCATTATTTACTTCAACATCATCAAATGGATTATACTCAACATCCTCATTAGAAAGAAATCCTGTAAAATCTTCTTCAGTTAGTACATAAGTGTTAACATCATTTTCCACTTCTTCATTTAATTGTGGGGTTTCTTTTACAGCTATAGTTTCTTTTGTTTCAAATTCATATTTATTAATTAAATAATCTAAAGCATTAGCATGAGAAGGTTCTCCTAATTCTTTATAATATACAATTGGTTTGTTTTTTAAAACACCTGATTTTAATACTTCTCTAATCCATTGTGCTCTTTCTTCTTGAGAATTTAATACCCAATCAATATATCTTTCAACACTTTCTTTAGTAGAATTTGTTTTAATTAATCCATCTTTTTCCACTAATTTTTTATCACTACTAAAAGGATTTCCAAAATGTTTATTTTTTCCATCTACTCTTAAACTAAATACTCCATCAATAGATTTAGCATATTCTACACCTGCTTTTTGATAAACAGATTTAATAACAATATTTCCTGATTGTGTTTTAATAGGAAGTTGAGAATAGATTAGACTACTATTTTCCTGTTTAGAAGTTGTATATAAAGATAACTGTTCTTTAGCTTTTTTATAAGCTGCTACTAACACTTTAATAAAATTACTCTCTAATCCTTTACCTTCCCATCTTGAGTTTTTTGTTCCAACAATATGTGAAGAGTTTTCAATAAATTCAATACCTCCTCTTTTATCTATCTCTTGAATAAGTTCTGGATATTTTAAGAATTTCTGAATTTGTAATTTAGCCATTAAATTCATATCATATTTCAAAGCTTCTTCAACAGCAAGTTGTGGAGCAGTTTTTAAACTTTGATTAGCTTTATAAATACTTTCCACATCAAACATATTTCCTTTACTATCAGGAATCTGATATTTTGAATAAGTTGGGTTTGTAAGTGCTTTTCCTAACCAATCTGAAGATTTACTAAATATATTTATACCTTTTAAAGTAGAAACCCCTTCTTTGGGTTTTTCAAAAATAGAAAGTTGCATTTTCTTAGGGGAAGTTGTTAAAGTTTTTCTTTCTCCTAAAGATACAAAATTTACAGGAACATAACTAGCTTTTCTTAAACTTTGTTTTCTGTAATTGTGAATATTTTCCACATCTCTATAAGTGTTATATCCAAATAATCCATTAACTCCTTGTTCTAACATTCCTACACTATCTAATTTATAAAGCTTTTTATCATTTACCAAAAACAAAGGTGCAGCAAATACTTGATTTGTATCTACAACTTTAATGTAAGGAAGAAGTGAGTTTTTAGCAAATAATCCAAAAATACTTTCTTTATCTTCTTCTTTTTTATTTTCATTTGATTTCTTTAACAATGCTGTTGCTTGTTCCAAATCTACAGTGATTCCTTCATTCCTAACACTCACTATATTATAAGAATCACCTTTGTAGTTTATAACTATACTGTCTTCTGCTTGAGGAATATATTTCATATTATTCTTATTTAAAGCAAAAGCTGTAGTAGCATCAATAACAGCAGCATTCATCTGCTCCTCATTAAAGAATTTACGACTTAGATAGTCCTCTAATGCAGCAGAGTGCTCTTTAAAGAAGAAAGGAGAGATAGCTTTAGATAAACTACCTTTTCTAAATAACCATCCATCTTTTACAACAAAATAAGCAAACAATTCATCTGCAAGCTTTTCATCTACTGTTACTTCTACATTATCAATTGTTTCTGTAATGTTTAAATTAAGTGTACTTCTGAATAAGCTTTCAAATCCATCAATTAAAGAAGTTTGGTCTTTTCCACTCATCTTACTGAATGTAGGAATCTCTAACACTCTTGCAGCAGAGTTAGCTCCAAATTTAATTTTATTTAAGAATGTATTTTTCTCAAACACCTCTACACTTGCATCACCTTTGTTTTTGTCAATATATTGAAGTAATGCTCTAATTTTATTAACTACGACTTTAGTATTATCATATACTTCATTGTAAATAGAAAGTTTAGCAGGATTAACAGTTTCAAGATAATCGTAATACAACTTAGAATATAAATAAGACATTAACTCACTATCTACCACCTCTTTAAATCTCCTACTGTTAGAAGTTTTTAATTCATTCTTTACTCCCTGATAAAACTCTTTAGTTTCAGGTTTATAATGCACAAATAAATCCTGCATCTTTGTCTCTAAAGCTGTTTCAGGATTGTTGAATAAAATGTTTGCATAATTAGTTAACTGCCCATCAAAATATTTTATCTTAGTATGTACATCTGTATAAGGTTCAGAAGGCATTTCTTCAGGAAACAGTTTAGCATAAGAATCGAGAAGCTTTTCCCAATCATCTGTAGATTTACCAATTCCTCTTTTAAGTTTTATAAAATCCATAATAGGATTTATTTCTTCCATTGTTTTAAGAGCATTAATAGCTGCTCCTACTACTTCTCTTCCTACTTCTGATATATTGGTTTTTAAATCAGAAATAATATTTTCTTGTGTAAACTCTTTCTTTGAAATTGGGATTACGTTACGTAATTTTTCAAGAATTTCTATATCTTTATCATATCTTCTTTTTTGTTCAGCTTCATTCTGCACTTTGTTCTCTTTAGTAGAAAGCATATTAAAATATCCTTTCAAACTTGGATGATTAACTACAGCAATAGCAACTTTCATACTATGTCCCTGTAATAATAAAGGAACCATAATATTTAATCTTGGAATAGTAAGATTGTATTTGGCATTTTGTTGGTCTTTAGCTTCATCTGTAGCAGCAGAGATAAGGGTACTTATCATATCAAATAACCTCTTACCTCCATATACATAATCCTTAACAGAAGAATTTCCAACTTCTTTTTCTCCGTATTTAATAATTGTAGGATATAAAAAGTTAACGTTCATCCTTCTCAGTGCAATTGCAAGTAGGTTAGCGTTTACAGATACAGCAATATTCTTCTTACCTGTTGTAGTATTTTTATGAGAAAGTGATTGAGCTAACCAAGAGTGAATTGAATATACAAAGTTTTTATTAAATATATCAAGATTTTTAAAATCAGGGTCATTAGCAAGTGTTTCTTTTAATTCGTCCTGTGTTGCAGGAGTTTTGTAAATAGCCTCCACTTTATAATACCCTTCTTCATCTTTATATTCAGATTTTTCTATTTGTTCTCCCTCTGTATTAAAATATTTAGCTTTAAGGGTTTCATCATTTGTAAGTGCAAGTTGTCTAATTTCTAAGATTTCATTATTAATAGCTCCTATATTTTTTGTATAACTCTCTTTATATTCCTGCTCTGTAGAAGGAAGTTGTAATTCTTTTAAAGAAAGCTCAATTAAATCCTGTTCGATTTCATCAAGTTCCTGTAGTCTTAATAATGTAGTAAGTCTGTTATCTTTTAATTTAGCAAACAGATTTCCTGTTTCAGGATTGTATTCTAAATCTTGTTCTATTTTTTCTTCAATAGTAAATTCTAAATCTTCAATTTGTGTTTGAAGTTTTTTAATTTTTTTTGTATAACTACCTTTTTTAGTAGAAGGTTGTTCTTCTCTTTCTTCAATAAAATCATCTACTTGATTTATTAATATTTCTTTTTCTTCTTCAAGTTTTTTAACATCTAAAGAAGCATAGGTTTCTACGTATCCTTTAAAAGCAGATTCATATTGTTTTCTTAAAGAAAGTAAAATTCTAATTTGTTCTTTTTTGTTATTATAAAATACATCCTCTTTCTTTTTTCCTTTAACAATTCTTTTTAAAGCTTTGTTTTCACTTGTTTGAAACTCCACATAATCTTCCCAAGTGTCTGTATACTTAGTTCCATCTTCTTTTAACTCAGGTTTGTTTAAGAACAATTTATCAATGTCAAAGTCACTACCTGAAAGTTGTACAATTTCTTTAGCTGTAATAATAGTGTTTCCATAATATTCAGGAAGTGCATCAACCCATTCAATATTTACAGCAGAGTGTTTATCTTGTGAAGGAATTCTCACTCCTTGCATCCATCTACTATCATTTGTAATTTTAATCTTTGGATTATATGTAGGAAGCATTGCTTCTGTAAATGTTCCCAAGTGAGGTTTGTCTTTATTTACTACACCATTAGCATCTACATTCCATCTTGGTTTGTTATGTCTTAAATCATCTATAAAATAAGCACCTTCTCCCAAAGCTTTAAGTCGCTGCACTAATGCTGTATCTTCTGTAGCAAAATTAATTTGTTCAAAATCATCTGTTTCATCATAGATGAAATTCTTTTCATTATCACTAAAGTCTAATATAGAAGCTTCATCTAATTGTTGTTTCCAATCCTCAGTGTTTCTTTGAACTACTTCCCAACTATATACATCTCTTGTTTCTCCATCTTTATTTGTATACTTATATGTAACAACTCTTTTTAAAGGTTTAAAACCAAAAGAAGAAACGTGAGCTAATGCATCTCCTGCTACTTTTTGTTGTAATACACCTTTTGAAAAATGTGAAAAGAAAAGGTTGACAAATTTTTCAAGTGTGATACTCATATTAGGATTGTACACTTTATTTCCATTTGCATCAGGAGTATAGAATGTAAGAGTTTGAACATCCGCTCCAGAAGAAGCAAGAGTGTCTTGTGCTTTAGATAAGAAGTTTTTCCATCTAAACCCCTTACTGTCGTATAACTCCTTAGTAGCTTGTAAAAAAGCAGCACTATCTCTTTGAGAAAGAAGATTTTGGTATTCCTGTAATAAATCTATTTCTACTTTAGTTTTTCCATCTTTTATAATAACAAGCTTTCCTAATTCATTAACAACAATTTCCTGATTTTGTGAAGGGTCAAATATTCTTAATTTTCCAGCAGGGTTTTCCATTTGTAATCCATAGAAATCTGCATCTATTTTCATAATACTGTTTCTAACATCTTCTTTAATATTAGATGAGGTGTAGTCAGCATTATACATGTTAGCTGTAAGCATTTTAGAAGTAGATTTAGGAGCATACAAATCAAATCCATGCTCATACATTGCTTTTCTTACACCATGTAAAAATTCACTTCCTTTGATTGGTTTCCAGTTCTTTTCATCTAATAATGTAGCAATTTGTTCTGCTGTATAATCTTCCAATTTCTCAGGAAGCTCTTTTCTTGAGATTTTATTTCCTTCCCTATCTGTTAAAACACCTGTAAAAATAGACGTAACATCTTTAGTAAGCATCATCGAACCTGTTTTAATATAGATGTATCCATCAAATCCAACAGGTTTATCTACATTGAAATAGATGTTATTTTTCTTTAAATAAGCTTGCTCTTTATTTGAAACTTCCACTCCATATTCAATTTTAGTAAGAATATCAGCAACAGGTTTTGTAAGTTTGTTTTGAGAATGTAGGAATTTTCTTTTCATATCTACTGATTGCCATGTTTGAGCATCAGCAGCATCAATCTTTCCATTATCAACACCTGATAATTGTACTATTTCATTTCCTACCACAACTCTCACTTCTGCTGTAGGAGTGTTAACTCCAAGTGCAGCATTAGTAAATCCTGTTTTCATAGATACAATAGCAGCATTTCTACCCCCAAATCTTTTATTCATATCTACTCCATCATTCTTATACAATAGGGCATTATCCCCATGTATTAATTGATTGATGTAGATAGCGTTTAACATACTGGATAAAAAGTACTCTTTTAGTTCAGCATATTTAACATAAGGATTGTATGGTAGGAGTTCTCCTACAAGTATTCCTTGATTTCTTAACTCTGTAAGATGTGCTTGGTATAACAATTCATATTGTGAAGCTACAGTGGTAATAGTAGAATTAGCAAATGTTAAATCAGGGTTTTCTAAAGCTCTTTTTCTTATTGTTTCAGTTTCTTTATTTTCCATAAATCCTTTAAGGGCATCAGAAAATTCTAAAGCTTTTGGACTTCCTTTTGTTACATTAAATCCTATAAATTGTCCTTCTCCATTGTATTTAGGAAGCACTCTTCCTGTATGAAATCCTTCAAAAACATCTCCAAACTTTTGTTTTACACTTGGATTAGAAGAAATAAGTGCATTAGTAATTAGTATATATTTTTCTCCTGTTTTTTCATCTGTTTTAATTATACTTTCTCCTAATGTAACAATAGCTTCTGCTATTTTAGCAGCTTGTTCTTTTATTCTGTTATACTCCTTTTTAATTTCATCTTTAACAAGATTTTCTGTAGCAGGAGTCATTACTCCTTCTATGAACAAATCTTGTGTTTCTATTACTTCTTCAGGAATTCCGTTTTCATCTTCTATAATCTTTGTAATTTTATTTTTAACATCTATAATCTCAACAAAATCTGCTGTTCTTTTAGCTTCTAACACACCAACCAATAAAGGTCTTACTGTAATACCATTTTCTTTTCTTTGTGTTTGTCTAAAAGCTAAATTCAATCTAAGAACATTAAAATCTTTATTTGTCATTCCTCCAAATGTATTAGCTTCTTCATTGAAATTAATACCATCAATAGAAATGTGTTTTAATTTAGTAAGGAACTTTTTCCAATTTTTATCTGCAAACTTTTTAACATAATAATTTTCAGTAAAAAATGGTTTGTTGGATTCAAGAAATTTTCCATCTGCATACTCATGTGTAACCCCATCAACTTTATCTTCCCACCATTTCTGGTTATGCATAAAATAGTTTAAATAAGCTAAATGCTGAGTTTTATATTGATATGTGTAGATGTTTTTATTTTCTGCGTTTTTATAAGAAGATTCTATAAGAGCTTCATCAAAATAAGCATTGATTTCAGCTAAATCTTTAGATGTTCCTGCTTCATTCCAATTGGTAATTTCATCAGCAGTTATTTGAGGAAAAGTTTTAGTAAATAAAGAAATGATAGGGTCTATATTATATTCTCCAATATACTCTTTAAATGTATAATACTCAGGAAAGAATTTTCTTATTGCTTCTTCTTTAGCCGCTAGCTCTTCATCTGTTTTAGATTTTGTAGATTCTTGTCTTTGAGCTATAATATATTTTAGTGTATGATTGGATATTTGTAAATTAAAAGTACGCTTCAATCTTTCAAAAGCATTGTATTGATTAAATAATGAAGCATAATCTTTATTACTTAATGCAGAAATATCTGTTCCTTTAGCTACAACTTTTTTCTCTTCTCTTGCAGCAGCAAATGTAGAAAGTCCATCTTTAAATTGTCCAATTTGATTATTAACTACAGAATTACTGTTAGCTGAAAACACTTTAGATAAAAGTTTTCCATCTTTACTGTCTATTGTATTAACCCAATTATCCCTTACCCAAAAATCAAATCCTTTAAGAACACTTTGAAGAATGTATTTTCTATCTTCTCTTACACCTTCTAAATTATTAATTAAACCAATGTCTTTATATCCACTCTCTTTAATTTGTTGATGTATCTCATCTATGCTTGCTTTAAAAGCTTCTTTAGATGCTGTTGTAGGATTTTCCAATACATCATCCATTATCTTATTAAAGAAAGATGAAGATGCAGAATTTCCTTCAATACTAGAGAAATCTTTTAATCTCTTGAGTCTCTCTCCTTCATGTTGAGAATTAGAAAGTGCTCTTGCAAGTCCATAATACACTCTGTTTGTATCAACCACTTGAATTAAAGGAACTTGTTTTGAAACTCCTCCTAAATCTATAGCGATAAATACAGGATTATTAAATTCATCATACACCAAATCTCCTGTAGTTCCAATATAAGCTTTTAACCATTTGCTCATACTATCTTCCATACTTTTTTCATTAGCTGATGTAGCATCACTCCAGAGTTGCATCTGAGATTCTTCATCATCTTGTTCATCTAAGTTTTCATTAAACTGGTCATTAAGGTATTTTATAACATCTTCTTTTAAGTTATTATAAGAAGGATTTGGGGTGTACACTTCTTCATAGTCATCATAGGTTTCTTTTTTCAATAAAGGAGCAAGTTTTTTCCAATTTTCTAAAGCGATATTAGGAAGACTATCATAAATCCCTTTTAACACAATATCCATCACTTCAGATTTTTTGATAGAAATATCTTCAGATTCTTCTACACTATCTTTTAGTTTTAGATATACTTGAGAAATGTTTCTTATAATTTCTTGTGATTCTTGTGCTGACAATAACACTTTATTATCATTTTCATCTCGAAATTCAATCAATCTTGTTGTGGGAAACTTATCAGTATTCTCATTTACAATATTTGATTTTCTAAACTTTCCATCATTTATATCTTTGAAGAAGAGTTCAAGTTTAGTTCTGTTTCTTAGCGAACTATTGAATAGTGAGCGTATCCAATTAAAGAATCTTACAAGTAAACTCTTAGCACTTGTTGGAAGAGCTTTAATAGGAAAATCTGCAATTTGTTGTTCTAAAGATGTAACAGGATTATATGAATACCAATTAACAAATTTATTAGCAATAGTTTCTTCATAAGCTCTATCCATAGCTTCTCTATCACTCATTTGTGAATAAGTAGTTGGATATTTGCTTCGTAAATCTTGTATATACTCTTTAACTGTCGCATTACCAAGCTTACTAATAAGAATTTGCTTTCCTATATTTAAAAATTCCTGCTTTCTATCTCCTGTAATTAGAGTTTGAAATATAGCGTGGAAAGCTTCTTCAGCTATTTCCTTTTTTGTTGAATTTTCACCAAAATAAAGAACATTATTAAAAAAAGCTGCTTTAGCTTCTTTTGGTAATTCTGCTACAATGTTATTAATATTATCAATAGCAAATACACCTTGAGGTAACAAGCGATAGGTTTCCTCGTGTAGTTGAGAATCTGATAATACTGAAAACTCTGTATTCTCAAAAGCAGAAAGAGAAGGTAGCTCATCTCCATGTTTTACATATTGTTCTACAGTGAACTTTGCTCCATATTTTTTACTCCAATCCAGAAAGTTCTGGTCAATTCTGATACATGACATATTAAAAACAGCTTGCTAAAATATTATTTACTCTTTGTGTTATGTTATTATCTTCAATTCTTGTTGTAGGTGTTCTTTGTGTAAAAGCATATTTTACATCCACGTTACCCGTGTCTATTAGTTTATTTAATGCTTTTTTACCTTTTGATGTATCTCCTAATAATAAATCATTAAGCTTTTTATCTAAAAGTTTATCGTTCATAAAAAACCCCTTTAAATTTGTAATTCCCCAATAAGGAAGAGAATTGATATAAATCACCCCTTGTTCATTTTTTAACAAATTAAATACTTTTTGTTCAATAGTTTCCTCTTTTGTTTTGTTAGAACTATTTCTTTTTATTCTCCACTTACCCATAGTATTATCATCTTTAGATAAATTATCAAACAAAAGCTGTTCTTTTAAAGGTAATGTATCTGAAGGATTAGATAACTCAGCCATCTTATATTGATTACCCTCTTTAGTAAGTATATATTCAGCTACAGGATTATCAGTATCCACAGAATATACTTGTAATATATCTCCACTTTTAATTTCTTTTGTTTCGGTAGATTTATTTATTGTAGGAACAAAAGGAATTTCTTCTCCTGTATTTTCAGCATTAAATTCAATCTCTTCTACTACTTGAGCTACAGGAATAGTTTGAACAGTAGGTGTAGCTTTTACAATATTAGTTTTAGGAATTAATACCCATCTATCAACATTGTATTGAACAGGAAGAGTATTAGCAACTAAATAAGGTAGTGTAGCTAAGTCATCTCCTGCTGTATTTTTATCTTTTAAAGATTCTAATAATTCTACTTTTGTTTCTTTTGTAAAATACTTTAATCCTGAATTGTCTTTCTTATCTTTTTGTTTAATAGCTTGGTCTTTTAATTTTTTTAACAAATCTCCTTGAAAATCTTTTGTGTTTTTATCAATACTGATATAAATAGTTTTTTTAACATCATCTTGTTTATTAATAGGAACTAAAGAAATAGAAAATTCATATTGTGGTTTATTTAAACTTTTAGGAGCATTAAATCTTAACCCTCCATCTGCTTTGTAATCTTGAATAGAAATGTAAATTCCATCTACAGAAATCTCTTCTTTAGGATTTTTTTCATTAGCTTTTAAAAAATCAATAACAGCAGAGAGATTTGAAAAATCCTTTTGTTTTAATGGAACAGATGTAAACAGTTTTTTACCTCCATCCATTCTTGTACTAACTAATTGTCTTCCTTGATGGTTTATCACTTCATTTGTATTAGTTGATATTTCATTTATTATAGCATTTTCTGCTTCTACATCTGTTATAGGATTGTAGTTTTCATCCAACAAATATACAACACTTTGTTCTGAAAATCCATCTGTAGGATTAATTACATACACAATGTAATTCTTTCCATCTATCTCATAAGTATTATAAACATACTCTTTTCCTACATTTTGATAATCTGTTTTTCTAAACTCTGAATCTTTAGTTAAAAATCCATACACCTCATGTTCCAAGTCAAAAGCTTGAGAAAATGAAACACCTTTATTAAGTAAGTTTATTGTGGCTTTATATTTCTTTACAAAATCATCCCATTGTTTTTGTTCTGTAATTCTTCCGTTAATTCCTAAATCCTTAATCTTCTCAAAGGGTAAATCAATAATAGATTGTCCATTATAAGTTACACCATTTTCTCCTTTAATAGAATGTAAAACAAAAGGAAAATCTGTTGGATATGTTCTACCAAGAGTATCCTGTACAAATTGCTTATTAATAACAAATGTCCATCTTTGTACATTTCCATTTTGCTGTAATCCATTTCCTAAAGAAGCATTACTTCCTCCATCTTCTCTTATAATCTCTACATTTTCAGCTAACACTTGTTTCCAATTATTAGGAAATTTAAGTTTTAGTTTATTAATAAGAGAAATTTGATGTTGTTTAAATAATGTAGAAAACCATTCTCTTGCTGCTTTTCTATTCTCTCTGTTATCAAATCCAAATGTAGGAACTTCAGGAAGCTCCCAACTTTTTAAAGCCGAAATATAAGCTTCTACTAAAGCTACAGGGTCTTGTGTACCAAATGCTTTAATAGGAGCTATTTCATATAAGAGATTTGTTACATTAGAAATTCCTTTTTCTTCTTCATTTGATTGTAATAAATTTTGAGTGTTTTCTAAAGGAGTTAAGTTTTTATTATATTTAGAATATATAAAATCAATATCTTTTTTTATAGATACAGCCATATTATACCCTATTAGAAATTGTCTTTGTAAATCTCTTTCTGTAGTATTTTTATTTATAACATAATCTTTAATACGAGGTTTAATTGAATACTTATTTATTAAGTTATTTAATTCGTCTTGTATTGCTTTTTCAATATTAGTTTTTTCATCAATTATAGTAACAACTGCTTTTTTAATTATCTCCCACCCATCAGTTGTTTTTTGAACTATACCATCTTCCAACACAAACATCTTTGTTGGGGTATAACTTACCTTATCAAACACTACAGAAGCATCAAAAATATTTCTATTTTCTAACATTACTTTTGCAGTTTGTAAAGAAGTATTAGGAATTAATTTAGCTGTTCCATCTGCATTTGGAACAATTTGAAAATAGAATTCTTCTCCAGCTTTTCTTTTATAGTCATCATAAAATTTTCCATTTTCATCAGTTCCTCCATAATAAAGAATACTTCCTTCATTTGATTGTGTAGGTGTTACATCTTTTTTAATTTTATTTAATAAAGGAGTGATTAACTTATCATACCTATCATAAATTTCTTTTTTCTTTGCTTCATCATTTGGATTAGACATTGCAGCATATTCTGCTTGCTCTTCTTTTCTATATAGCTCTACTAATTCTACATTATATTTAGCAATTACTCCTTGTTGTGCTTTTATTACTCTTTCCTTAGATTCTTTTTCTCTATCAAATTTATCAGATTGATAAAATTCTAGCAATTCTTTTTCTATAGGTATTCTTTCTTGTAACCATTCTTTTCTAAATAAATCCACATACTCTTTAATTTTACCTTGTTCAAATTTTTGTTGATTTTCAATCCCTTTAATAGATTCAGCTTGTTCTATCAAATCAATAAGTTTTTTAGGTAAATATTTTTCTACTAATTTTCTACCTTGTTCTTTATTAATTATTAAAGCATTGCCTGTTTCAGGGTCAGTTGCTTGAAATTTTCCATTTTTTTGTTTAGGAAAAATATCCCATTTTTTACCTGTAAATTGAACAAGAACTTCATATTTATCTCCCTTTATTTTTATTCTATAACCACTAGATTGGTCAGGAGGATAAATATTTAATACCTTTTGTAATCCTAATTCTTCTCTTCTTCTTTCTATATCAGCTTTCTTAGCTTCTATTCCAGATTGAGTAGTAGATGTAGATTGTTCTTTAAATAGTAGGGATTCTACTGCTTTTACTAATTCAGGATTTGAATTATTTATTTTCGCTTTTACATATTCTATCGCTATCTTATTTTTCTTAATGGCATTTGTTTTATCTCCTGTTAATTCTGCTAAAGCTAATTTATCTGCATTTGGCATATTCTCTAAAACAGGTTCTAAGACAGAAGAAATTACTTCTGCCCCTTTCATTAACTTCTGTTGGTCTGAAAGATTTTTATCATTAACAACTTCATCCAACGCTTTAGCCGTACTCTCTACACTTAATGCAGGGTTATCTACTACACCACTACCTACTTTGGGTGTTTCTTGTATTTTTTTATTTAATGAACCTTTTCCATAAAAAGATTTAGCGTTATAAATTACATAAAAAGGAGCTATTTTTTCATTATTTTCTCCTAAAACATGATTCAATATTTTAACACCATTAACTGTATTATTATTTTTTTGAAAGTCTGTAAATAAAACCATTGAATCTCCGGGATTTATATTTAAAGATTCATTAAAATCATCATAATTTTCAGACAATATAAATCCTTGCTTTTTAAGTAATATTGAAATTTCTTTCCCTGTTTTGTTTGAATCAATCTCAATAAAATCTTTTTCATCAATTTCCCCCTCTATAGGATTTCCATATCTGTTAATTAAAAAAGAGGTGGAATTAGAAGATACATTTAAGCCATCTCCAAATTGACTTATTTGTTTTTTTCCTCTTTGAAAATTATTAAAATCAAAATCTTTAATAGGTGTTTTGGTATGATGATAAACAGTTACTATTTTAGATTGTGTAAAAGATTTAGCTTTATTAACAGTAATTCCATCTCTCAATAAATTTTCTACAAACCCTTCCTCTAATTCATATACAGGAACATTTCCTAATGTAGCTTTATTCTTCTTGTTTACAATTAAATCTATTGTTGTAAATTTAGAAAGTACATTAAGATTTGAAAACAACACTACACTGTTTTTATTTTCTTTAATTACATCTATAAGTAGATTCTTGACGTTTTCACTTTCTGCTTCTGAAAAATTAATTCCTGCATTTGTTAATACACCAATATAACCAGATGTTTCAAGTGTATTAATTTGTTTGTTATATTTTTCATTAATTTTATTTTCAACTTCTTCTTTAGAAACAACATTATCATAACTAAAAACATTTGAACCATCAGAAGCTCTCCAAGCATAAGAGGTTTTACCTCCACTTATTCTTTTAATTCCACTTATAGATTCTAATTCTTTTTTTCTTCTCCTCTCTATTTCTTCAACAGTAAAAGATAATAAAGGATATTTCTCCTGTAAGTATTTTACAATTCTATCATCTGCTTCAATAACAGGAACATTTGGACTATACTTACTGACAAAATCACTTTTACCACTACCTGCTTCTGCATATATAAGAATTCCTCTTTCACTACCTTCTTTTCTAAGATTTAAAATAGATGGATGTATTTGAAATTCGGGTTTTGTTTTATCTGCTTGTGGAAGCTCTACATCCCATTCATCCTGTGTACTGATTTCAACAGGTGAAACCCCTAATGCTTTATTTAATTCTGCAAGAGTTTGAAAGCTTTGTGTTGGAACAATATTTATAGGTGAAAAGAGTAATTTACTTAAATATCCTTTTCCATCAGGTTTTAATGGATAATAATTCTTATCTGTAAACTCTCCATTTTCGTAAGAATTAGTATTTCTACCATATCCTTTTCCATCTGCAATAAAATAAACATTCACTCCTTTTATAGGCTCTACAATTTTTGTTGATGAAGGAAGAAGGGTTATTTTAGTTTTATCATAAAGGATTTTAGTAATTGGTCTTTTTACTTTTCCATCAGCTTGTAATTCCTGTATATATTCTTTTCCTTTTTCAGGAATAATTTTCCAGAACTTACCACTATACTCATAAAAATTTGCTTTTTCATTTACTTTAACAGCTTCTACTTGGTCTTTTTTTACCTGCTTTATCTGCTCTTTAGCAATTGCTTCAGGAATATCTTTAGAATTATTTTCTGCAACAATTCCATTAAGAATATCATCATCTAAATTAGAGGATTTTATAACATCTTTATTTTCTTCTATTTTCTTTTCAAGTTCCTTTTTATTTGTAACATCACTAAAGAATGCCTCTCTATCTTTAATAAAAGTTTCAAACCCTGATTGTTTGTCAAGAGCTTTATAAATCAATTCTGTTTGTTTAATACTTCTATCTAACAATCCCAAATCAAATGCTCTTTGTAATTTATCAGGAATATCATCAACAGTTTCCTGTGTAAACGCTTCAAATGTAGCTCTCACAGCATCTACATATTCTTCCTCATTTTTTACATCTAAATTCTTTTTAGCATTTTCAAGAGCTTCTAATTGTGTAAGTTTCAAAGTTTCAAGATTTCTATTAAAAGCTCCAGCTTCTCCTGAAAGAGGAATAGCATTAATAGCAGCAATTTCTCCTTTTAGTGTTGTAATTTTACTATCAATAAGCGTTTTAAACTCAGAAAGAGATTCAGATGCAAGTTTAAAGAAATCTTTATATTGTCCTAATTCAGAAGCTATTTCATTTTTTCTTTCATTAAATCTTGAAAGATTCCATATTTTATGTCCTAATTCTTTTTTGAAATTCTCATAAAGAACATATTTAGTAGTTTCTTCCTCATTATTAGGAGATATTTTATAAGGATTAATATATCTAATTGCTATATTTTTTTGCACTTTATCTAATTCTTTTGCTTTTGAAATAGCACTATCAACAAAAGAATATACGCTTGAAATTTCTGTGTTGTTCCCAAAAAATTCTCCTAAATCCTCTTCTTTGTATTTTTTTAAATCTTCTAAATAACTTGTTAAAACATCTATCTTTCCATTTTCAACAAATGGAGAAATAAATTCAAATAGATTTTGTTGTTTAAGATTTTGATAATTAAATTGGTCATTTCCTTGTGCAGCAATGTTTTGAGCTTCGGATAGATTTTCTGTAGCTAATGTTGATTTTATTTTATTAACAGCACTTCCACCAATAGAATTTGCATTAACACTGTTTAAATATTCTTGAAAAGCTTTAGGGGCATCGTCCTTAATCAATGTATTAAGTTGTTCAGCTAACACTTGATTTTTAGCAAGTTCTTCCTTTGTATTACCTTTGAAATCATCTCTCAACATTTCAAAGATTTTTGTACCTCCTTGTTGAGCAACCCCTCCAATTATCCCCATTAAAAAAGATTCTGCTCCTTCTTTAGAAAACACTTTAGATAAAGCATTTTTATTTGCTTCCCAATTAGTTAATGTAGGAGATTTATCCTTATTTAAAAAAGCTGTTTTATATGTACTATTAGTAAGTTCATCAATATAAAGCTGTCCTAATTCTTCAAATCCTTCAGAAATAGATAGAGTGGATTTAGGAAATCTTGCTAAAAATCCTACACTACCCTCTGTTGCTTTTTTGACTGCTTTACCTACTCCTTTTTCCCAGAATGGAGAAGATGTTTTAAATTCAAATCCTTTTGTATTAACACCGAATTTCCTTGTAGCTTCATCAAAAATTACAGAGTTAGGTCTTACATCATCCCAGAAAGATTTAGCAGTTCTACCCAATGGAAATGTTTCCATTAGTTTACCCACTTGTAAATAATTAGGAACAGCAAGTACAGCAAGGTTTAATAAATATCTATCCTGCCCTGCTTTTTTAGAAATCTTCTCTATAAGTTTTAAATCATCACCTTCTGCTTTTCTACCATTCTTTTGTTCATACAATTTTCCCAACTCTTGTTTCATCCTCTGCTCTCCTTCAAGAGCTTCAAATGAAGCTTCTCCATGAGCACCTACATACAATCTAAAAGCATCAGGAACCTTTTCTGCAAATCTTAAAATGTTAGCTTCTGTAGATAAAGCTGGATTTATTCTGCTAAAAGTGGAAGCTGCATCTGCAATTCCTTTTACAGCATTTTCCATTTTATCAACGGCATAAATAGAAGAAGCAATTTTTCCTCCTAATTTAGCTGTACCATTTGCTACTTTAGCAAACGCTGTACCAACTCCTAATATTTTACTAAGTCCTCCTGTTAAATACATTTCAGCAGCTACACCCAATCCATACCCTGCTGATTTAACAGCTTCTTGAAATCCCCCATCTCCAATAAAAGGAAGAAGATTTTGTATCCAGTGATTATTTGCCCAATCTGATTTATAATTTCTGTTTTGAGCTTCTATCTCATCTCTCCATTCAAATAGAGATTTGTTTACTCCACTATCATATCCCAAATTAAACTCTTTACCAAACTCTGTTTCTCCTATAGTGTTGTTCATCACACTTCCTATAACATTAGGAATTGTAGCAAGTCCTGTAGTAAACATAGAAGCAGCATTTGCTCCAAACACCTTAGTGGTGTTCCAAGCTCTTTCTGTTTCTGATTGAGTGTTTCTCATCGCATCCTCATAAGAAGGATTGGTGTTTATACTCTCAAATACAGTTTCATTAGGATAACGAGCAAGGTCTTCCTTACTCACTTCTGAATAAGGTGTGTTAAACTCATTATTCTTTTTAAAAGGAGTATTAGCTAATTTTTGTGCGGATGTAAGTAGGTCTTCTTTTCCTCTCACTCCTCCTATTGAAGGAACAATAAGTTTTGTTTTATCTGCTTGTGGTGCAGGAAAACTAAGAGGTATGTTAGGAAAATTTGGTATAATAGGTTCTGGCATTATTTGTAAGCGTTAGAGTCAGAATTAATTGTATTTGTAAGAATATCAGCAGCCATATCCACCCATTTATCTTTAGGAATATTTTTAGCAATAAACATTTGATGAATTTCCTGCATTCGTTCTTCTATAGCTACTTCCAATTCTTCTGCTCTTTTAGATGTGTAAATCTCTTGACCTTGTTTTAAGGGTCTTGGATTATTTCCTCTTCTAATTATTACTTGAAAACTATCTGAACTGGGATTATAACCAATTTCGTAAGGAACCACTATCCCTTTGTATGTTGTATTTAAAGCTCCTGATGTTTTATTTCTTTTTATCATATCAGAAAATCTTGTATCAGTGTTTTTGTTTCCCATCCATAAAGCTGTTTGAGCAGGATTAAGCTGTACAACACCAACAATAGTTTCTGCATTATCTCCACTTCCTTTTTTAAATTTCACTGTAGCAAGTCCTTGAGAAGAAACAGATAGTACATTATCTATTTCAACATCTTTTAAATCATCTGCATTTTTTTCTGCAAGTTTTCCTAATTGTTGTCCCCATAAAGGAAATGTTCCTTCTTTTCCTGTAAGTTTTACTCCTTCTTGCAAAGCTGTATCAAGAATACCATTAGTTAACGCTCCCCAAGAATAATCTCCTTTTTCAGTTTTCATTAAGTCTTTATTAGGAGTGATGTTATAAAATAACTTTTTAGAAGTTTCGTGTTTAGCAAGTCTTTTGTTTAGTTCAGCTAAAGGTGTTTTTTCATTAATTGCAACTTTTCTTTTATTAGCTTTCCACACATCAAATTCTGCAAATCTTGGAGTACCTTTTCCTCCTGCTGAAGCTAGGTTTTTATCAAACTGCATTTTTTCTATTTCATATTGTTCTCTTGAAAAATCTTGCACTTTAGCTTTTTCTAATTCTGCTCTGCTTATTTTTCTTTCTTTTAATATAGCATCTTCTGTATCTTTATACAACTTTGATAAATCAGCAGCCATTACAAACTCCTTTTGAGCTTGATTCATTGCTTTTGCTACATCAGGATTAGCTATAAAATAAGCACCATCATCTTTTCCATCTCTTATATCTATCCACTTTTGTCTCACCTGATTATAGAGTCTTCTTATTTCTATTCCTTTTGCATCTTTTTTTGTATCTCTATTTATAACCCCTGTAACTTCTCCTATTGAAGTAGAAGTTTTTACTTTAGCAGCAGCATTAAAGTACCCATTAGTCGTAAGAATATTTACTACAGTGTCTTTTATTAGTTCATCTCCTCTTTTTAAATTAGAAGCAATCTCATTATTATAGTTATCAATATAGTCTGCATCAGGGTCTGATAACACACCTGAAGAAGGTGCTGTGTAGGTTCCTCCATAAGCTTCTAACATTCCTACTCCGTTTTGAGGAAGCTTTCCTGTAGCTTTAAGTGCTTTAATATCTAATTCTCTTTGTTTAAGTTGAAAATTTAAAGTGTCTTTTTGAGCATTATAATCCATTGTAGCTTGAAATCTTGCATCAGTTCTTTCTTCTCTCTTTTTAAGAACACCATAAGGGTCAGCTGTAAGTTTTTGGTCACTCCAAGCTTGTCTTGCTGCAAAATCTAATAATCCATCTCTTTGGTTTTGTAAAGCTAATTGTTGTATATCAATTTTTCCAGTTAACAATGCTTCTTTTTCTTCTGTTAATTGTTTGAGGGCTTCTTCTCCTCTTTGTAAAAATATTTCAGATTCAGAAACATCTTTGTTCTCTGCTCTATCTAACAGCATTTTATTAACAGTGGAAGTCATTCTTTCACTGTAATTTTCAATAGCTGCGTTTTTTAAAGCTAAAGCTCTTTCTGTTATTTGTTGTGGAGTTTTAGATTTAACATCATACCAAGCATTTACATCCATCTGCTTTTGAAATCTATTATCTGTTAAGATTTTATCATAAGCAATTTGTTGTAATTGTTCTGGTGTTACTCTTTTTCCATTTACAATATATTTACCATCTGTTGTGGGAATACTACTTCCTTTGATTTCTTTAATGGTTTTAAGAAGTTCTGCATTCTGGTCAAAAAAATATGTAGGAGAACTATCAGTAAAATTCTTAGTTTGATTGTTTAACCAAGGCATCACTTTCTTCTCTAAATCATATTGATAATTAATAGGAGAATTGTATTGAGCAAACTTAGGGTTATTTTGAATATTGTCCCAAGACTTCATCCATTTTCTATATTGAACTGTAGAAGATACAGCATCCTTCACTTCTTTATCATTTGCTATAGAATTAACATCTGAAGCAAGAGAAGAAGCTAATTTCACATCACTTAAATCTGTATTTCCCAAAGAGTTCAAGCCTTCTACTTTAGCTTGCATTTTTCTACTAAACATTTCTACATCATCTTTCTTTACCAAATCTGTTGTAGAAGCTAATTTATCAAGGTTGTTTTGTACAGTGAGAAATCCTCTATCATATTGTTCCTGTTTTTTAGAAACAGCAGAATATAAAGGAGAGGTGTCCATTGTAGAAATGGGTTGAAGAATAGGAATTCCTGCTGAATATTTACTTACCATTTTATTTCTAATTATTTTTCATTAGATGTTCTAACGTATAATTGTTAGAATTAAGAAACAAAAATAGGTGTAGAATCTGTAATTTAACAGTTCTAATTAGAATTTGTATTACCTTAAATATTTCTAGATTTATTTTGAATTATAAATATAAATCATTAATTTTGAGCATAAAACAATAAATAACATGCCACGTAAAAAATCTATTTCTGTTCCTACTATTTCTGAAAGAGTTTTAGAAGTGATAGCAAAACCAATTAATTTAGCAATTTCAAATATACCAATAATAGAAACTGATGAAAATTCTATTGAAAGAAATTCAGATGGAACTTGGATTCAACTAAATCCTAATGCAGAATAATATGTTTGATACATATAAATTAAATGGTATAGATGTTTATCAAGAGCACCTATATCAATCTGATGTTACTGTTCTTGATAGAGCTACAGGATATACAAGAAGAATTCCTGTAAAAAGTACATTAAAAGATTTTGAAAAAATAATACAGGAAGTAGCTGAGCATTATAAAAAAGGTTATATTCTTCCAGAGAATCTCAAATTTGAAAATAAAACATTTGAAGAAATCATTAAAATTTTAAAAAATGAAAATAGAACTAATTGATTGTACTATTAAAGGAGAAACAATTTCCTATCCTATGTATTGTATTAAAATAGATGAAGTGATACATAAAAATATTTTACTTTTTCCTGTAGAATTTCCTCAATCTATTGAGAACTATTTAAATAGTTTTGCATTAAATCTATCTGATGATAATTTTAGTTTTACCTACTACCCTATTATAAGGTTGTTTTATAAAGAAAAATACTATTGGATGGATTATGCACATATTCAAAATCTATCATCAGGACTTTTTCAAGAATTTGAACAATACTTTAAACCTTATCATAATGAAAATAGTAAACAACAAGATTGAAATTGATATTGATGAGTTAAATGCTGAAATGATTAATAAGCTAATTAATTTCTTTCAGATTCCTACAGATGGAATAAGCGATGGATGGCATTCATTTGAAGAATTATACGAATTTAGAAAAATGTATAATGCTGCTTTGTTTAACACACTTGCTGTAGATGAATATGATTATTTTGTTCATAAATCATGGAAACATTATGATGGAGAATATTGTTTTGAAAAAGAAAAGAAATGGTTTATAGTTTCTGCTCTATTACCAACAGGACTGATTAGCAATCATTATAAAGCTAAAGATTGGGAGCTGTTTAAAATTCGTGAAGTGGATAAAGCTTTATTTGAATTTGATGGACATACACCAAAAGATGTACTTGAAAGATTAAAATCTTTATAATATGGAATCTAAAAAATGGTTTGATAAAAATGTTTATAATTTAGTTCAGGAATATGAACGAAATAAGGAAGACAGAGTATTTTTTGATACAGATTATAATATAATGAAAGGTAAATTAGCAAGAATGCAATATTTTGCTAATAGACAAAAGAAAAATTATAATGCTTCATCTGAGAGTTATATTCAAACAAGAAAGTTCTTGGAATCAAAAGGATTCATGAATGTTATAGATAATTACTTTTGTAAATATATTGAAAGAAAAGGTTATAAATTGAATATAACTTTTAAAGTAATAAACCCTATTTTATCAATGAGTTGTGCTTCTGATGTACAATACTGTAATTGTCATACATCCTGTTGCGGTAAAGAATATCAAAACTTCATTATAGAAGAAGCAACATTTGATGAAGAGATAAATAAAATAATTAAACTACAGGAAGAATAATAAAAAAGCTCTCTAATAGAGAGCTTTTGTTTTTAAACCAAATTTACTAACATAGGAATTTTTAAATTTCTGCCCTTGCTTTATTCCATATAAGATGTTTCCTTCATTATCAATCTGCAAATCATAATTAGGATTTATCATACTACTTATAGCTGCATTCATCATATTTTGATTTCCCTCTCTTTGCTTATTCATTTTAAATTGAGCAGCTTGTAAGTCTATAAGATTGTCCACGTTATCCTTTGCAGCTAATGTTTTCATCCAATCATCTGTATATCCTGCTCTGTTAGCATCATCTATTTGTGATTGTTGAGATTTAATTCCTGCAACTGTATTATTCCAAGTAATCTTTCTCTCTAAATTTCTATTAGCAACTTGACCTTGTACTGCATTAGATTGAAATGCAGCATTACTTGCTAATTGCTGATAAGCAGCTTGTCCTACAGTTGAGTTAGAATTTATATTTTGCATTGCTCCTCTCACCATACGATTAATATTTCCAAGATAAGGAGATACATCTTCCTGATATAATTCTGGAAGAGCTAAATCACTTCTTCTAAAATAAGGAGCCATCACTCTATTATTTCTTAATTTAGCATTAGAAAGATATTGAGAAGAATAATCTCTTGTGTCAAGTTTACCTAAATTTTTTAATTCTAAAGGAATATCTTCTTTTTGTCTATCAAGTAAATAAGGTGTATCTTCTAATACAGGAAAAGGAGAAGAGGATTTTACAATAGGAAAAATTCCAATTCCGTCTTCTGGGTTTGTGGGGTCTGTTTCAAAAAAATTTAAATCAGATAACTTATGATTAGATAAATTATTAATATTTCCTGTAATTAAAGAAGGTCTTAATTGATTTGTTATATTTCCAAATTTCTTATCAGATGTCATTTTATCAATATTAAATCCTTTAAAACTTTTACTTAATCCATTATAATATTCAGGATAATAACTTTTTATATAGTTTTTTGCAAACTTCTGTTGTTGTTCAAAAGATTTGTCTTTAAAAGAGGAGTCAACCTCACCCCATTCGTTTACCCAATCTTCTTTTAAAGGATTCTTATTTGCAGTTTCAAAGTTTTTTACAGGAGTTCTTCCAACAGTATCCACTTTGTCTCCTACTCTTAAATTAGAATTACCAATAGCTTCTACAGGAGTATTTTCTGAATAATTAGATGTACTGTCTACAGCATTATAAGAAAGATTAAAACTGTTTGGAAATTTTGTTATAGGTTTTTGAAAATAATCAGTAGCTTTTGGTTTTTTTCCTTTTATTTGAACTTCTGGTAAAATATTTTTTAAAAATTTATTTTTTTCTTCTTGTGTTAAGTTAAAATCTACAACTTCGATAGCATTATTTGGAACAATAACTTCTGTAAATTTGTTTATTTTATAAAACTGATTTTTATTTTTATCGTATCCATACTCATAACCATCATCTCCTATAAAATTACCATTACTTGTTTTTTTTATTCTTACTTTTCCTTCTGCTTGCATTTTCTGAATTCCAAATTTAGCTTGTGGAATTTCTAACACATCATCTACACCATCAAATTGATATTCCTGATTAGGTTGCATTAAATCTAAATACTCCATTGTGTTGGCATTATAAGCTTCTACAGGGTAATTAATTCCTGACATAGTGATGTTACCTGTACCTCTTGTAGGAACTACCACAGGTTGATTTGGAAATTCATACATTCCTTTTTCACTTCTTGGAATTTTGTTTTTGATTCCAAACTTTGCTGTTTGTTGTAACATAGGATTATCTATTGTAGGAGATGTAAAATCATTAGAAGATAACCCATTCCACATTTGCATAATAGAATTATCATCATAATGCTTAAATAATTTATTCCTTTTATTCTTTTTTCTAAGTGTTTGAATATTTTCTATAGTAGGTTTATAATTAGGTTCATATCCAGATGTATATCTAAGTTCATTTAATCTTGCATAAGACTCTTGTGGATTTGTATAATATTTATGTTCTTTTAATGGCTTTATCTTCAGTTTTCTATAATCAGTTTTTAAATCATTTCCAAATAATTCATCATATAACCGTTTTAATATGTTGGGAGTAGTTTTAGTTCCAAAATTTCCATGCTTTCTGTCAATTGCATGTGTAAATTCATGTATAGGGTTTGTAGTATTAGCAGGATTTGATAAAAAGACACTTACATTTTTATCACTATATCCACCGGGTTCAAATCCCCACGTTTCTTCTAATTCTTGTACTGTATCTTTTACTTCTTTAGGTCTTGTCTCAGGATTAGGATAATATTCATAGTTAAATACATCAGAGGTAAGTTTAATAGGTTCTGTTACTATATCTCTTGTACCATACCAATCATTTAGCCAGTTAGCTTGTTTCAAAACTGCTTTTTTACCAGAAGATTTTGCGTTGTTAACGTTAAAAGAATTTCCTCCCATTTGCATTTTAGAAGGATGATAATTGTTCATATAATACAAAGCTTTATCATAAGGTATCACTTGTTTTAAATCTTGTATTTGTGAATCTTTTCCTGTTTCCCAAAGTTTTTTAAAATCCTCTTCTTTATAATTATTAGGTAAATACCCACTTATAGAATGAAAACGAGCAGCAAGTTCTTCTGGAGAATAAACATCAGTATTAAGTTTATTTTTATCTAATGGAGAGTAGATTGAACCATCTAATAATTCATCTTCAATTGCTTGTTCTCTTGGAGAAAAATACCCTTTACTTCTTAAATAATGAAAAGTTTCGTGTTGCTTTAATGGTTCATCATTAATATTATTCATATAAATATCACCATCTTGTTCATAAGCAGCATATCCATTTCTTCTATCTCCTTGGAGTTCTTTTCTTTTTAGTTTAAAGGTAGGTTCTTCAACATCTTTGTTTTTTCTGTCTAATATAGAATTAGGAAGAATGTAATTTAAATTCTTATTATAATGTGCTCCCCCATATTGCATTTCTGTTTCCTGTTCTTGTAATTGAGCAAGAAATTCCTGTTGTTGTTCAGGAGTAGCTTGTTGAAAATCTGCAATTAATGCTTGTGGGTCAATTCCTTTTTCCTGTGCATATTGTTGTAGAAATTGCAAGATTTGTTCCTGCTCTCCACCCATTTGCATCTTTTTATATCTCATATTGCTGTTTGATTTTTTCATCTATTTTGTTTTTTATTAAAGCACAATATCCATACAATTCTTCTTCTTCACATTGTTTTAGAAATGCTTCTAAATCTTGAATTGTAGAAGGAATTTGTAAGAATTCCGTCACTTCTCTCTTATTCTTAAACAGTTTAGTAGGAGAAATCATCTGTAGGTATTTGTATTCTTCTATTAGCATTTCTTTTTCTTGATTTAAGGTAGGAAATAATAGTGTCTTTTTCTGCAAGTTTTCTTTTATATTTATAAACAAACTCTGAATGTGTTCTGGATATATTTACAAATTCTCTTGCCATTCTCCTATTTTCTTTTCTTAATTCTTCTATTTCTTTTTGTGTAATTGATTTAGCACAATTTGTAAGTAGTAAAAAAATTAAAAGATATTTCATAAATATTTAAATAGTGGATTACTCGTTGTACTCGTTCCTCCAAATTGTTTTCTTCTGCCCTTTAAAAATATTTCTTGATTTTTGTTTTTAATATCAGATTCATATTCTTTTCTTTTTTCTCTACTAATATATGTATAGGGAGTATTGGGTTTCCAATTTTCTTCTGCTTCTAACATAATTTGAGCATTTTCTTCTTTTGTTACTGTTTGAGAAGGATGATATAGCTCTCTTAAAATTTTGTTTTTATTATTGTCATGATTAAGTAAAGTTTTATACTTTTCTAATCCTTCTTTTTCACTAAATACCACATCATCAAAATAGTTATCTATTTTATAATGTGCTTGATTTTCTAACGAACCCTCTCTTGAGTACTCTCTTGCATCATATTCAGAAGCACTTGAATACGGTACTTCGTCCCATTTACCAAACATATTAGGATTTGGAGAGTTGTACTGATAAGCATGAGCTAATTCTGGTAAAAAACTATTTTTAAATTGTCCTTTTTTTGGCAAAATTATTGTATTATCAATAGGTAGATACCCGGCTCTTCTTACGTTTTGATTTTTTAAATCGCTTTCTTCTAATTTTAATATGTTTGGAAAATTAGACATGTAGTTTAATCCGTATAAAAAATCTTCATTTTTAATTTTAGCAGGTTTAAAAGAAAAATATTGTTGTCCAAAACTTCTTGCAAATTCATTTTCTGTACTATTTTTTATTAATTGTTTTTTGTCCTCTGGTACAGTATGTCCTAAATTGTATAACAATCCCATATCTTCTTGTTCTCCTCCAAATTGATTTCTTATTAATTTTGGAGTTTGTTTTATTCCTTTTACATTTTCTTGATGAAGTCTTTGTAAATAATCATCATTTAATTCATAAGATTGTTGTCCTGACGTATATTGTTTTTGCTTAGGAAAAATAAAAGGTTGCTCTTCTGGTAAATTAATCTGCTCAAAACTTAAAGAATGCTCACTTTGAATTGGTTCTTCATTAATTAGCTCTATTGCAGAGGTTCTTTCTTTTTTAAATGTGTTTTTTTCTTTAAAAGCAGGTGTTTTATATAATATTTGATTTCCCTCTTCTGTGTAACGACCTATTCTAGGGTCTTTAGGATTTGTGACATAAATAGGAGGGTATTTTTTTTCATACTCTGGTTTATCATAAAACTTAGTGTTACTTCCTTCTTTTTCTTCTTTATAACCATAAGTATTTATATAACTTTTTTTAGGTTGATACACTATTTCTTGTTTAGGCTTTGTTGGTATTGTTGCAAAATCTCTACCCTTATCTGTGAAGATGTAGAAATTATCTTTAGGTAATTCGTAATCAAGTTTTTCCTGTAATTGTATGTTTTTTTTAAAATCGCTACTATTTACAAGTTTATCTATTTGTTTTCCTCTATCAAAAATATTATAAGTAGAAGACAATTTCTTTAACAAATTGTTGTATTTTTGTTCTTGATTATAGATAAACAAACTATCCTTATACCCTTGTAATCTAGGGTCTTTAGGATTATTTACTATAATAGGTCTTCTTCCAAATTGAGCCACATCTACATTAAAATCTACATCACTATATTGTTTCTTACTTTCTTGTATTTGAAATACCCATTCATACAATTCTTCACTAGTTGGTAAAGCATTTTTTAAAGCTTCATTAGCTTTTTTAGAATTAAATGCAAATTTATCTTTTGTTAATATAGGACGAGAAAGTTTCTTTGCTTGCTTATTTACTTCCTCTTCAGCTTTTAAAAAGAATTTAGATGGAGAAACACTGGATTTTAAAGTTGGGTCAAACCCTTTATCTTGAAAGTGGTCATTCCCTTCCTTTTTAGAAATTCTTACAGCTTGTTCCATTTCAGAGTTATTCCTATCCCCATTCATTACTTGGGTGTAACTATCTGATAGAACAGAATGAGCATCATTTAAAACAACACCTCCTGTAGCAGCTTTCTTTGTATTACCGTCAGGTAATATTTGTATAGTATCATCATGTGAGGGTGCTTTATTAGAAATTTGCTTGAGATTTCCTTGGGGAGTTTTATAGATTTCTCCTTTTTCAGCTAATACCTGAAAATTAAATTTGTTTTGCATTATACTAAATTGTAAATTTGTTTAAATTTAACAATAAGAGATAGAAAATAATAATAGTTAATTAAAATAAATAGTAAATATGGAAATATTTGTAACTGAAGATTTTAATTATTATTGGAAAATAAAAGTAAAGTATTTAAATGATAATGATTTTGAAACAATTTTTAATATGAATGGAAATGATGCTAAATATGTATTACGAGGACTTTACAAAGCTCTTCAACTATTAGATGTAAACTACACAATTAAATATATACAAGATGACGATTCAAAATAAAGTTTATAATACAATTCTTTTCCAAGAAGAAAAACCAGTATCTATTACAGATAGGATTAAACAATTACAAATAGAGATTGAATGTATGCAAGATGAAATTTGGATATTAAAACAGTTACAAATAGCAGAACAAAATGGAAAAGAAACTAATTGAATTAATGGAAAGTTTTACTCCTGTAGTAGCTTATACAGGTGTACTTGGAAATATTAAACAGGGGAGTTACATTCCTGCTGGAGAATTCTTTACTGCTTTAAATAAGCTAAAATCTGATTTAAAGAAACAAGAGAAAGCTTATGATTTTGTTCATCAAGAATTAGAAGTGTAAAAATAATTTAGAAAAAACTTGACATTACTAATTCTTTATTGTACATTTGTATCTCCAGTTTCCTACATCCCCAGTCGAAACAATAGCATGTTAGTGAAACTGGAACCCTTTTAAAATTTAGTGTATTCATATTTTGTGTTTGATTTTTCCCTCTTATCTTCTGGATAAGAGGGTTTTTATTATAAAAGAAAAGCTCCTTATTTAGGGAGCTTTTTAATTTAAACCAACACCAATCTTTTAATATGTTTTAAATCATCTATTTTATCTAATTTTCCATCATAAACAGAATACCAAACAGGGTCTTTACTGTATTTGTGTTCCTTCACAATATTTAAATCATTAGAAGGCCAATAGTATGTAGCTGTATATTGCCAATTCTTATCTTCTTTAGATGGGTGTTCAAACACATATTCCTTCTCTCCATCTTTTTCATCAAAGTATAGATATGAAAATCCATAATTTGTGAAAAAATTAATAGTTATATCTTCTGATTCTTCTAACATTTTCCTTTAGATTTTTTCATTCCTGCTCCACCATATTTCATTGGTTTGGTAGGAATAGGTTTTGGTTCAAACTTTGCTGGAATTTTTATTGTGGGGGTTTTCATATTATTTTTTATTTTTTATTAAATGTTGTAAATATTCATCAAACTTTTCTCTTTTTCTAGTCATAAAAAATTCTTCATGTTCTTCATATATTTTATTAAGAATAGGTACAATTCTTTTACCACAGACTCTAAAAACTCCAAAATTTTCAATTTTTTTGGATTTATTTATTTTGATGTTTTCTACATTAATTATAGAAGAACAAAAATCTTTAAAACTTTGACAAACATCAATTGTACCACAGACTTCTACACTAGAATAAGAATATTTTTCATTTTTAGGGTCAACTTTATAATTAATACTGCCATCTCCATCTATTACCCCTCTCCAAAAATGAGAATTGAATTTTAAATCTGGGTGTATTTTTAATGTTTTAGATTTTGCAGGGTACAACCCCCAACTTAACAAATCCTTATATATTGTACTATTGCAAAAATTAAAATCATACATTACATTATTATAAGAATTATAACTTGTTTTTATTTTTATACCATTTAATATAAACATAGATAATTTTTCAAGTATTTCAAAATCATTAACTAATACTAATTTTACTTCGTTTTTATTTTTAACCAAACACCCATCAGAGTAAAGTAAACCTAAAGTATATGCTGATTTTGTGTTTAGTGTTTTAAAAATGTTTTCGTTATAATCATATTTAATTTTAGAAAGTGTCATGTTACATCCACAACTAATATTAGGTTTATTTAATATATTGTAAACTCTTGTAGACCCAACCTTACCACAATCACAAATATAATTAACATGTATATAAGATTTCTTTTCCTTCTTTTCTAAAGAAAGTATTGTTAATTTTCCAACTTTACTATTGATTAAATAATTATACTTATCAATCATTTTAGAAACTTTAGTTTGTATATTGTTGTATCTACTAATGTAATTAATGATTGCACTTCATTATCTATGTTTGCATAATTTGTAGGAAGAGAAGTTCTATAGGCTTCTAATACCCTTTTTAAATCTTCCAAAAAAGGAATAGGGGTATTATTTTCAATAAAAGGTTCAGATTTATATCCTTTTAATATTCCTTCTTTTCCTTGCAGAGCTTCTGCTATACTATCTGCAAAATCTAATACTCCATTATAGAATTCATCCAAAGCTTTGTGAGCAGCGTAAGAATTAGTTTGTAAATGAAATATATGAACTTGTGTTCTTGTATGAAACAGTTTAGAAATAAGTTCTACACTTGTCAACTGTTTACTTGGTTTTAGTTGCATTTCCTAAAAAGTTTTTTGTAAGAGCCATTAACATATCCTGTAGTTGATTTCTATACATATCATCTACAATAATAGGATTGTATTGAATTCCTTCCTGAAAAGGAATAGCTACACCAGCAGCAAGAAGGTCTTTTAACACTCCCATTTTAGCAAGAAGCTTTTCTTCTTTTTTGGTGAACATATCATATTCCAAATCTTCAGCAATAAAATCAAATTCTATTTCCGCAGTAGGTTCTTTTAAATTAATATTTTCTTGCATTTTATGTAAAAATTGGAACGTTGTTTACAGTTTGATTAATTGGAAAGTATCTGCTTTGATTCATATATTCAGACATTTTCCTGTATTTCTTTGTGGTTTCAATATCAGAGAGATAATCATTGGTAGTATCTAAAAACCCACTTACTCCCTGAGCTACTCTACTACCTTTATTTTTCATCCAACTGGAAACATTGTTGTAAATATCGGGAATTTTTTCTACAAATCCAAAATCATATAGTTGATTATTTTCATCATTATTTGGAATAGAAACAGGGGGTTCATAATTCGTATAATTTTGAAATTGTAAATCCTCTCCTAATAAACTTCCTTGATTTCGTTTTAATTCACCTTTTTCATTATAATATTGAGGATTATATGATTGTCCTCCTCCAAACTGTTTTTTTGCATAAGGTCTTAAAGCTTCATTATTAGCTTTAGCTCCTCCTTCAGAAATCCATTTATAAGTTTTTCTTAACTCAGGTTCTACAATTTTGTGAGTTCCATATTCATAACTATATCCATCATTATAAATATCACTAAAAGGTCTTATAATATCAGAGAATATTCCTGCTCCACTATAATTTACATTTCCATCTACTGTATGTGCTATTTCAGGAAAAAATCCTGAATTGGGTTTTACATTAATAGTATTAGTAAGTAAATCATAATTAGCTCTTCCTTTTCCCATAAAGGGTTTTTCTAATTTACTAACAAGACTTTCACTTTCTTCTCCTAAAAATCCAATATTAGGATGTCCTGCTAAATCATACATTGTATTTTTAGCACTTATTTTATTTTTAATCTCTTCCTGATGTGTTGGAGTAAGATATTTATAATCTTCAAAATTATTAATTTCCCATCCCGGAGTAGTTGCTTTTAGTAAATCCTTTTGGATTGTTGTACTTTTAGAAGGTTCTATAAAAGGTATTTTCTGTTCTTTGTTTACATAAGTAGAACCTCCATATTGTTTTATATAATCAGAAATACTAGAATTATATTCTTCAGGTTTATCTTTCAATTTACCTGATAAATAATCTAACGCTCCTTGTTCTCCTCTAAAGTGATAAAGTTTTGCAAGTTGTTCATTAGACATATTTGTTCCTGTTTTTCTTTTGATTCTATCAACAGCAGGAAGCATTTTGTTTGGAACATAATAATCATTATAGAAAGCATCCTGAGCTTGAGGATTGTTTAAAAACTCCTGTTTAGAAGAAACACCTGTAACATTTTTTATTTCTTTTCCCCAAGTATCCCAAAGAAATTGATATTTACCAGCAGCAGAAGAATTAGGATTTGTAGCTTTATAATTACCTCCTGATTCTTTTCTTACAATATCATCTGTGAAAGAATTTCCTCCTTGATATGTAGGTGCAGAAATATAGGAAGAATCTTCTATTTCTTCTTCTTCATCTGAATTAAAACCAAAATCTTCCTCTGGTTCTTCCATAGCTATATCAAGAGAATCATCCCATCCATCATCCTCCCAATCTGCATCTTCTTCATTTTCTAATTCATCCCAAAAACTCATGTTGTTTCTATTTTTAATCCTTTAAATATAATCTTTTTATTTGAAACTTCATCATTAATAAGTCTCACTTCTAATTCCTGTCCTTCAATATATTTGTTACTTATTTTATTATCTAATGTGTTTACAGCAGCTAAATTTACGAATTTCTCTACATTATTACAGGAACTAATCCAAATTGGTAGATTATTCTCATCATTCTTAGCTTTATTAAGTATATCATTAAACTGATAACCATTCTTATATTTATTAACAAGAATCTCTGTTCCTTTTAAAGTGGGTTTGGGGTATTCTAAGAATTGATGTAATAGAGTTTTATCGTTGGGTTTTAGAAATAACAACCCTGTAGTTTGGTAACGATTACTTACTACAGCTTTATTAAACCCTTTATCTTTTACATAAGTTTTATCAAACTCTCTATGAAACCTCACTACATCAAGATAATATTCCACAGCAATTACCTTTTTATTTTGAATAGAAGGAGAAGCTCTTACATCTACAATAAATGGATGCAGTTTTCCATAATACACCTGATAAGATTTGTTGGTAAGATTGTGAGTCCACACACTTGAAGCTCCCATTCCATTTCCATTTAATCCACTCATCCACCAGTTTTGATTTGCTATATAGAAGTTTGGTGTAAAAGAGTGCATACTTACCCAACTTTGTGTATAGAAATTATAACTTGTAGTCCATGATTTATTGCAGAAATATTCTTTATCTTGTAAATACACTTCTACATTTTCTACATAAAATTTACCACTTGAATATCTTATTAAAGAGTTTAGAGGTTGGTAATCTAGTTTAGTAAGAAACAATCTGTTAAACCTACTATCGTAATGCAATAATATTCCAATTCCTAGATAGGAGTTATCTGTAGGAACACCTTCTATATATTTACTAATTGTAAATGGTAGATTTTGTTTAAACCAATTTTTCCTTCCTTTATTAGAGATTTCACTTGGAGATGTACCATTCATATTGAATTGAAACACCTGTCCTCTTTTAGCATCTACTGAAACATGTCCAAATGGTGTAGAAACAAAAGCTTCATGTTGTGTTCCCAAATATCCTAAATCTGTTATTGCATAATCCATTGGTCTTGATTTAAATAAATCTCCATTAGATATTGCAATAGTGTTTACATCTGTATTTATAGTTTGATAAGCACTAAATAATTTACTGCCATTTTCAAATCTTACAAGTATTTTTTCATTTTCAATTGCATTAATTGCAATTAATTTTCCATTTTTTAATCCAAAATCAAAATAATCTAAAGCTTTAAAATTTAAGTAACTATCTTTTAAATCATTATCTTCTATTTCTGCTCCTTGTTGAGAAAATATAACTCTGTTAGGTCTTTCTATTTTACAATCTTCATAAGGAGAAAAGTTAATGTCGTTAATACCAATTAGCTGCTCCTTATTCTGCTTTGAGTAATCTCTATTATAACTATAATAATTATTCTCTTTTGAAGATACATATTTTTCCTGTAACCATGTATTTAGATTAGATTGAGCAGGATAGAATGCTTTTTGTAAATCATCTTCTTGATGTCTTAAATCTAAATTAACAGAAGATTCACATAAGAAATAAGGAATACCATAAGAATATAAATACATTTTCCCATCTACAGGGGATAGATTAAACCATGTAGAATTACTTCCGGGAAGTAAATTACCAAAACTATCTCCAAAACAATCTAATAAATATCTTGGAGGTCTTATAAAATTATAAGGAGAAAGTAAGCTACCCCTAAAGAATCCTCCAATATCTGCTAAGTATGCTGCTAATTGTACATTAGGTTGTAACCATTTTTTATAAGTAAATAAAGGAATACCAATTGCAGGAATTAATAACAATAAAGGATTGGGTTCATCTCTTGGAACATTTACAACATTGTTAATTATATTATCAGGAACTTCTCCAGTATATAAAGCATTTATCACCATCTTCATCAATGGATTATCATCAACATTTGTAAAGTTTACCAAACTATCATCGTTCCATCTTGTATTAAAAAAGAATGTAGGATGTGCTATGTTTGGATAATCTTCATAAAATATTTCTGTACCATCAGCTAATTTAAAAGCTGTACGAGAGAAGAAAGAATGTTTTCTCTTCAAGCTCATTCTTCCAATAAATGTATCTCCTCCAAATGTAATGATATTGCTATTTAGTGACGCAATCTCATCAGATGTAGGAAACCATTGAATTGAGAATACATTACCATATTGATTTAGAATATTTCTTTTTATAGCTCCATAATAAGAGCTTACAGTAGAAACTACTTCTTCATTAGCTTGGAGACTACATCCTTTAGAGGAAGTTCTTACAGTGAAACGAGAGGTGTCCTGAACAGATGTAATAGAAACATCTTGTTTTAATTCTAAATAAACACTTGATTCTCTATCTTGATTATTAAAGAATGTCGTTGTATTTGTTGAGGAAATAGTTTGTTTAGAAGGAGTTAAATACCCTGATGTAAGAATCTCTCTTTGTTTATTTCCGTTATTAGGAACCACTTTAGAATTACTGTATTTACCTACAGCCTGATATTGCCAAGCATAGTTCTTCCCTTTAGCGAGAAGTGTAAATAATTGAAGAATTTTTTCACATTGAGAAAGAATTACATTTGCTCTCCAAAAATCTTCCAAGTCGTTATTTTTAGAAATAGCTCCTCCAACAAGTCCTCCTAATATTCCTCCTAATCCACTTCCTATAGATGTACCAATTCCCGGAGCAATAGCAGTTCCTATAGCACCCCCCACTATACCACCTATTCCCTGTCCCATATTAGAAGCTTGACCACTTCCATCATCAAACTCTACAGCTTCTCCTAAGATTGTACCTAAGATGATAGCAAGGTTGTAATGAGCTTGAGATAAAAGTTTATACTCTGCTTGGTCTTCACATTGATTAAAAAATCCTTTAGCTGTTCCGTATTCTTCTGATTCTAATTTAAGAATGTTTCCTAATGAAGGAGAGTTAAAAGATGTTTCAGGAGAATGAAATGTGTATTTTCTATTAGGAGTGTATTTTTGAAATACATTATCAGGATTAAATAGTAAATCAAATACTGTTTGAGCATCAGCTTTTCTTTTCATTAAGAAGTTATCTCTTCTTAAATCATTAAAGGGGTAGTTGGGATAAGTGTATGTTTCTTTTTCATCTTGAAAATCAAATGTATTATAAAGAAGTCCTTTTGCTTCCACACTTTCATTTCCAAATCGGTTTCCTCTTACAATTCTCCACCCTATAATAGAATTACGTGTTTCTTCATCTATCAATCCTTCTGTTAAAGCTTCATCTAATATGCTGTTTATATTAACATCAAGCTTTACACCTAAAGGAAAAATAAAATTCTTTTCATCAAACCCTACAGAAACATCTGTGTTTCCATTGTGAAAATTAGTGATTAATGCATCAGGAAATTTATGATGTCTAATTGGTTTACCACAAAGTTCTCCCCATATTTCAGGATTGTTTGGATATAAATCAGTAGATTCCCAATAAGCAAATTCACCTTCTTCATAAATAGAGGGATTACACTCGTCATAAATTAAAGGGTGGGTGATGGTTTTTGAAGCTGTGTTATATACTTGCCATCTTTTCTTTTGAGTAATGTTGCAATTTTCTCCATCTTCTACTATATCCTGTATATTAGGGGTATTTATTACATATGCATTATCAAATGAAGTAGAAGTTCTTGCAGGAATAACTCCTGTAGGTGTATACTCTCCTCTATCAAAAATCAACTGTATTCCAAAAGGGTACACTTCATCTCTCAAATAAGCTCTATATTTTTGAGCTATTTCAGGAATAGCAAAATCTCCTTCTTTTAAAGCAACACTCACCCATTTTAGTTTTCCAGATAATTTATTAGCAATTCTTTGTATATTTATTTTAGTAAATTCAGTGAGATTTGATTTGAATAAAATGTTGTTTGCTATAGCAATGTCTTCACTAAATTTGTAATAAGGATATTGAGCAAATACATCGGATTCTGTTAAAATAATAGTTTTTTCATTACCTGTGTAGATGTATTCTTTTACACTTGTAGGAAGTGTTGCTGCTAATTTATATGTAGTAAATCCACTAATAGTTTCAGCTATCACTAAATTTAAATATTGATATTTAGCATTTGCTTTTTCTATTTTAATTTTGAGGGCTTTTGTTGTAAGATAATCTGTAGCAACAGTTGTTATCTTTGTCTTAATAGAAAAAGGGTTGGAAGCAGATAGGTAGTTGCTAAGAGCTATTCCTTTACTTGTAGAATAAGCAAACAACACTTGATATACACCAGCTTTTAAATTTCCTCCATTAACAGCGTTTATTTTGCTTGTAGGAACACTTAGAGTTGGATACCAATTAGTTTTACTTACATCTAATTCATTAATGTAGAGAGGATTTAAACACTCATCTAGTCCTTGCTGTATTTTAAAATTATCGTTTAGACTTAATTTGTCATTTGTAATATCAAAATATAAATATCTATCAGGATTTAACTTATCATTAAAATACAAATTGAGAGTACAATCAGTTCTCTTGTATTCAATTTTAACAGGATGGGTAATTTTCCACTCAAAAACTCCTTCTGTAAGAATAACAGTGTTACTTATTGGGACTAAAGGTTTTTGTTCTAATGGGATGTCTTCCACATATACATCTGCAAAACTATGATTTTGAGAATAATCTGTATAAGAAATCGGGAGAATTTCTCTTATTCTATTTACATTTCCTTCTATTGTAAATAAAAGAATTTTATTTAATTCAACAATAAGTTTTTTACCAATAACATTCTCTTTCTCATTTAATACAACAGTGAGAATATTACTTCCATCATTTCCTATGAAAAAGTTTTCTCCTGTAAAATCTTCTATATTAGCATTTAAACAAAAAGAATAAGTGTTTGATTCCTTATTCATTTCGTGCATATCAGTATTTAATCCTTTGATTGGTATAGAGAATTCTGGTGTCATTGTATCTTATTATATCTTCTTTGTACAGGATAAAACCATCCTATACCATGAACAGGTCTTGATTCAGGTAGGAGAAATTTACTGTATTTTCTATGTGTTTTATAAGCCATTTTTATCATAGAAGCATAAGTAGGGAGATTTACATAATCAGAAGCTTCTCTAAATCTTTTTAAATAATTTCCTTCAGCATCTCTATAAATTCTTTCTACATCTCCTACATTGTTATACCACATTTTTTGCATCACTCTGTAGATGATGTAAGTTTCCACAGCATCCTCTACGTGAGGAATTATAGGAACCATAGGAAGACCATCTTCATCTTTTTCTAAAGCATAATATTGTAACAAAATATTTCCTTCTTTAAAATTACAATATATTTCATCATTTTTTAAAGAAAAGTGATTTTCGTGTTTAGAATATAAATTTGGACAATCTTTTGAAAGGAGTTCTTTATTTACATTTCTTGCACTCATCAATTGTACATCACACCAATCATCTTCATAATTTAAAGTGTTATCTTGAAAATAAACATTTCTCCTCACTATATTTTCTTCTGTAGGAGTAATAACTGTTTTACAATCTACTACACCTTTATGATAAGTAATGTCATGCTGATAGAAGCTGTAACTTGATTGCAATTCTTTTCTTCCTTCTGTATTAGAAGTTGAGTTACACCTACTGCATCTCCATAAACTCCAGAGCATATAAAAATCATCAGGAACAATTGCTTTGTTGTTTCTTACTTCAAGGATAATTTCTTTTTCTGTAAAAGAAGGAATATTTAATCTTACTAATACGTTTTTAGTCCAATCATAATAATCTCCTTCATCCAAGAGTCCTGCATTACCATAAGAAAAAAGCAAAGAGTTTACCTTTGCATACACTTTATCGCTTGATGTAAAATTCATTATTCAATTGTATAATAATCGTGATATTTCTTTGTTTCCAGAAAATTAGCTTCTCCTTCCATAATCTTATTATAAAGAGGCTTTTTTAGTGTATCTCTGTTTGCTTTGAATTTATGTAAATAAGGATATTTGAGAAAACTTCTTTCTTTATGCTTTATTCCATATACCCATCCATAAGAATGTAAGTTGAAAACTTTTACAGCTTGTTTATTAGGATTAGTTGCTGAATACACTTGACATACTCTAGGTAGAGATTTTAATATAATTAACTTTCCTAAATTAAAAGGAAGGGTAAATCCAGATTCATTTTCTAAAATTTCTTCAGCAATTAATTTGTTGCATTTAATTAATATTTCTTTAAATGCTTTATAATCTAACTTATTTGCTAACCCACTTCTTTTATAAAAATCTTTATTTATAGACCTATATATTTTCATTGTTTGCTATTACTATTTAAATTACTGTTTTCATCTTTAGGAATTTTTCTTTCCACAAATAAATCTTCGGTGGAAAGTTTTAATATGTCAGCAGTAAGATAATCAGGAACATTCCACATTCCATCTAAGTAAGTTTTGCATGTCGAACTTCTTTTTACTGGAGTTGTATAATTTTTAAAATATCCTTTCACTTTTACAGCTTCAATATCTTCATTTGCAATTACTAAATACCCATCTTCTATCCAAAAATATTTATTAGCTCTTTTTACAAACTCTCGGTTTAAACTTTGAGAATATACATAACTTGTAGTCGGATGAAATTGTGTGGATTCATCAACACTAGTCACTTGTATTAAGGGAAGGGAAAAATTAGAGATGAAAAAATCAGGAAGTTTATTAACACTCTTTTTTAATATTCTGCATTTAGGAACAACAATTCCTAAGCAATTACAACTACTATCAATTTCTTCTAATTCAATACAATCAGGAAGTACAATCATTGTAGAGTTTGAAAACAGTTTTCTACTCTCACTATCTCTTCTTATAAGAAGTGCAGCGAAATTCAATAACGTTGTAAGAATTGTGTGATTACTTATTCTATCGTCTAATCTATTCCCACCAAGTTTATTTCTTACCTGACTGATTATATGTCTATTTGAGAGCATTTATAACAATATAAATTAAAAGAGGAACACTAACACCGCTTATTATTCCCAACACTTTTGTTATTTTATTTTTAACTATAATCTTTTTATTCTTTTTTTTTATATCATCTTCTAATTGTAAAGCTCTTGCGTTACTTTTATTGTAAGCTTCTTGTAGTATTTCATTAGAAGTATTAGATATAGAAAGAAGATTAGCTATAACATTAGAAGAAGCTTTTAAATTTTCTATTCTTTGAAATTGTATTTTTGCTACACTATCCATTTGTAGAATAAGACTATCCTGTTTACTTATAAGTAAATCAGCTTCAGCTAATAAACTATCTTTTTTTGCTTTATCTTTTAAAAGTAGTTTGATTAAAACTGTTTTATCCACCTTTTGAGTATACCCTAATAAGGGAATCCAAAGAAGCAGTAGAAGTAGAAGTTTTATATTTAGTTTTTTTAGCATCGTATTTAACTTTTTGTACTGTTACCGATTGTTTAATTTCAACAACTTTAGGGGCATTAACAGCTTCAAGTTTTTCTAATTCTTCTTGTTCTTTTTGTAGATTAGTTCTTTTTTCATTTAAAAACTCTTGATATACTTTTAACCCTTCTAAAGCTTGTTTTACTTTTAAACTATCCATTTCTGTTTGTGTCGATGTAGAAATATTCACTTTATCTTTAAATAAAGAAAAAACTAATATAATACCCAATACAACTAATCCTATTTCTTTCCAATACTTTTTTAATTTTTCCATTTTATGAATAACCTTTAGATTTAAACCATTGCAAACATCTTACATATCTTGTTTGTGTGTCAATAAGTCCATTATATCCTCCATTTATGATTCTTGTTATTTCTTTAATATTTCCTTTATCTGCTAATTTATTTAAATCTTTCAAATTCCAATACCATCCACATGATTTAGCAGCCCATTCTATTTCTTTTAATAGTTCAGGTTTACTTACAAAATCTTTATTATATGCTTTTGATAAAATTGAATAATTATTTTTACCAGTTATCATAATCCATCCTTTTCCTTTATATTTAACTCCATCTCCTTTAGATGTATTACCTAAATCTTTTCTTCCTTCATAAGCTTGTCCAGAAGCAGATTCTTCTAATGTATTAAAAGATGCGCATTCATGTCCAATTCTTGCTAAAAAAGCACTCACTCTTAATGGATTATCTATATTATAAAAAGCAAATAACCAATTAAGCCATTTTACAACTTCTTCATTTTTTGGAAATCCTTTAACTAATTGTACATACTCTGCTAATATAAATTGCATATTTATTATATTTTTAAATTAAAATACAAATATTATATTTTATTTATAATATGTTGTTGTTTTATCTCTTTTTTATCATTAAAAAATGTTTTGTAAAACAATAAAATAGCAATTAATATAAGAATGGAAAACTCTTTATTAAAATATTTTTCAAAAATTTTTAAAAACTTATAGCTTCGTTCCAATATACACTTGCTTGATTGTTAGGAAGGCCAGAACATGCAACACCCCATGTATAAACATTTCCTCTAACAGCATCCCCACAAATAGTAACAACAGAAGCGCAATTTATACACCACCATTAAATTGACAAGAGCAACTATTAGTAACATAATAATACCCCTCATTACAAGAAGGAATATTAAATGCTGGTGCATTAACTGTCCAAATTTTACTTGGATATAAACTATATCTTAGGAGAATAGTATTACTACTATACCCATCATAAATTTTGTTAAAGGAAGAAGTAGTTATTGTCCATGTACTTCCATTATCATTTGAATATTGATAATCACCAGAAGGACATCCAGAAGTTATATTATTACTAATCTCCATTGTAACTCTTTTTCTTTCTGTACTTCCACTTACACAAACAACATTTACACTATCATATGTAAGATTAAAACATAATTCACAAAGATTAGTATTATTATCTAAATTAACTGATGTTTGACACGTTGAATCAGAATTAGCTATAATAATAGTTTGACCTTTTATAGCACTTGTGGTTACATTACCTGTTGTATTACTCCAAGTAGTTCCGTTGTCAGTACTATATTTATAATTTCCTGTCCCACCACTAATTAAAAAGTTTACAGTGTATGTAGAAGAAGAATTATTATTACATGAATATGTAATTGAACCTGTTGTAAGACTACAAGTATTACAATTTCTTTGACTAACTCCTGCTAATTTAGGTATAGGTGTACAATTATTAACTGTATATTCTGCAAAGAAGTATCTATTAATATTATTACTGTTTACAACAAACATGTTAGATAATTGCCAATTATTTACAGTAGAAACATCATTAATTATACTCCATCCGTATCTTATAAAAGCTGGAGTATTTCCTGAAGTTTTAGAAATAGTTACAGTATATGTAGATTCACAATTTCCTATAGCACTTTCTAATATTTCAAATTGTAAATTACAAACTGGGTTTGTATCGGCATCTATTATTTCTTGTATCACACCATTAACTATTCTAACACCTTTTATTCCACAATTAGGAGGTGCTATAGCTCCAGAAGTACAATAATTAGCTGAATCTAAATAAGCTAAATACCATCCATTATGAGAAGAAGGAGAGCAATCATTAAAATTACAAGGTAAATGATATACTATTCCTCCGAGATTAAAATTATTTATAGCGTAAGTAGTACCTGATGCTCCATTATATCCAGAACATAAATATTGATATATCTCACTTTCAGAAAAAGAATTACTTATTCCTCCCTGTTTTCCTTTTATATTATAGAACACATTATTTGTTCTATTACATGTAGAACAATTTAATGTACTATTTCCAGATGTATAAGAAGTACATCCGTCTTTTTCTACAACAGCATAATAACTCTCACCATTTGTATGTGCAAATATTCTTGTATAATTTGAAGTATTTGTAGTGTCTGTAAAAACAGGGGAATTGCTCCCTACTTGATAAACTTTTATCGTATAGGGAGCAGCTCCTCCTGTTATACCATTTATACTAATATTTCCCATAAATTATTAACAATTTACTCCTGTTACTGCCAATACTAACGTACAAGATACATTTTGTACGTTAACAGTACATGCAATAGGGGAACTTCTTCCACATTCATCTGTAATTGTAGCTGTTACTGTATAATTACCAGCAGTAGGAAAATTAAATGTAGGGTCTAAACTACTTTGTCCATTTACTAATGTAGCTCCATTGCTAACACTCCAATTAACGGCAATGGTACCAATAAATCCAGAAAGATTAAATGCTCTTTGACCAACATTAATTGCTGTAGTTGGACAATTTAAGCTACCTCCTGTAGAAGCACAACAGTGTGTAAAGTTACTTGTCTGAGTACCACAACCAGATTTACTAACTTGTAAAATCATAGCATGTGATACACCTTTTGTTAAACCAGCATCAATATAGGGTTCTGCGTTAGCTCCCACTACTAGAGCTCGACAAGCTGTACATCTGTCTGTTGATTCTCCTGATTTTCTTACAGAAACATCAAAAGGAGGAGCACCAGTTGTTGTTGTTAAATTATAACTTACACTTGGCATTTTATTTATTAAAGTTTAAAATTAACATGTTATTGTGACAGTTCCTACTGATAATGTGCAAGTTGCTGCTTGAGGAGATATAGGAACACAAATGTTTCTTGTTCCACAAGAATTTATATTATAACATATTGAAAAAGGTTGAGTACCTACATTTACACTAACATCATTATTAGTAGAAGATACTATAGAAGCATTACCTCCAACAATACTCCAGCCATTATTTTGACCTACAATAACATAATTACCCTCAATTCCAGATATAGTAAACGTTTGTTGGGTATTTTGAACAGGTGTTACTCCTCCTAATATACTTCCTCCTGTTGCAGGACAACAAATTGTTTGAATACTACTATCACTACAAGCTCCTTCAGAAATTACTAAATTCATTGTGTATGTAACACCTTTAGTTAAATCTGACCCATTAAAATTAGAAACATGATTTCCGTTTCCTTTTCCTGAACAGTTTGTTTGACATCTATTATTTGAACTATCTCCTCCAGTTATGGAGACACTTGCTCCTCCTTGAGAAGTACTTCCTGATATTGTATAACTTATTTGTGGCATTTTAACAATTTATATTTGAATTATTTAAATCTAATTGACAACAATTAGAAACTATATTAACAAGCATACAACTTGATGAACACAATTGTGTTGTATACTACTTTATATGATATACTCTTATTGCTAAATTACTGAAACAAATTATTTAAATTGATTAAAGCTCAAACATTCATAATTTGTATTATATAAAAAAGCAGATATTCTTAATGGTGAATTGATTTTGTGAGTTTTATTATTATTCCAATTTAATTAAATTATTTACTTTAGGAGGCACTTTAAAAACACTATCTATTTTATCATAATCTTTCTTATCTAAAAGAAAATAACGATTGTCTTTTTTAAAAAGAATTGTTTTATTACAAATATCCGAATTTTTTAGTTTAAATTTCCTTTCTAACTCAGAAATGTAGGAATATATAGTATTGCTTTCTTTAATATCAAAGTAAGTTTTTAAAATTAACAGCAGTACAACAAAAACAATTAAAATTTTATGGTAGTTTATACGTGATTTTATCAAGAGTTTTTCCATAATCATTCATTGTACGATTGATTTCCTGTAAATTTATTTTAATCTCTGATAAAAAAGCTGTTTGTAATGTGAAAAGCTTTTCATTTAATTCTTTTACTTCATCATCTTTTTCTTTCTGAAGTGTTCTTACTATATCCTTAGTAGTTTTTAATTCTCTATATAAAAAATAACAGATTATACCAAGCAGTGCATTTATGGTTACTTTTTCCCAAGCTGTATTTAATATACCTACTTCATCTGCGTTAACAAATGAAGCTTGTCCCCACAATACATAGCTTAATGATAGAAACAAAATTAAAAATAAGTATTTCAGCATTTTAAACAGGTTGAAATATAATAGTATCGGTTGATTTTGTATATATGATAATTCCTATTTTAATAAAATTGACAGGAGCATATCTTAATGTATATTGACTACTTGAACTTGGGTAAAAACAATTTTTGAAGCTCCACAAGTTTCTGTTCTTGTAAAATTCACTCTATTTAATGTACTTACAGAGCTATCTAAAACACTGTAAATACAATTTGATGTGCATAATTCTCTGGGATTTATTTCAACTGAAAATGGAGCCTGTCTTAAATTCACTGTATATGTACTTATAATTTAACAAGTTGTATTGAGAGTATTAATTGTAACATTACAGCAATCTGGTTTTGAAATTGAGACTTGTCTTTGTACATAGTTGTTACATGTATTATCTCTATAAAGTCTTATAGTGTACACTTGAGAACTTGTAAGTGGAGGAGGAAGAGTGATTGTTGCGCTGTTTGCAGTAATTGAAGGACTATTTCCCGAATTACAATTGTTAACACATGTAAAATCTGGGCCCAAACAATATATATAACTTACAAATCCTGTAAGATTTGTCATTACTACTTTAGCAAATGTTTCATTTTCAGTTGTTTGTGGATTATCAGCACATACAGCTTGTGTAACAGAAATTTGAACATCCTGACATGAAGGAGAATTAAGAGTTTGCAGAACATTTAAATAACACAGTGGGGCATAGAATATTCTAATGTAATAAGTGTTGGCAGCTAAAGACGATAAGTTATAGGATGAAGCATTTAATGGAGTAGCAGATTGCCAATCTAATGTCTCAAATCCTGAGGTGTTATAAGCAATTCTATTTCCATTAAGAATTCCATTTATGTAAATACTTCCGTTTGATTGAGCAATATTTGCTATACAAGTAGGATGATTTAATTCAATGCTACAATAAGAAGGTATTACAGTTGTAACCGATGTACAAGTTCCTTTGGTATTTGCATTTGCTTGACCTTCTATATTAAATCCAGCAGTATCATTAGCAGCAGCTAAATCAGCAGCAGCTTGATTTACTCTAGAAGTATATGTTTTGTTAAATGCAACATCGCTTCCACTAGAAGGTTCTCCACATTGGTTGTTTGCACAATTATTTCTTTTAAACATTCCAGTTCTTGTTGCTGTATATATTATAGTGTTGGATGTAATTACAAGTGAATTACTATTAGCACTTATGTCACAAGCTGTATTACATTTTGCAAAATACGTACCTGCACCTACATTAAGTGATGGTCCAATTCCTGCATATGTTGAATTTCTATACCAATAAACAGTTCCGTTACAATTTGTAGATGTAAGACTTGCAGATTCATTTGGTTGTAAAGATGTATTAGATGCACTAATAACTGGAACAGTTGGTTCAGGAGTACAATTTTCACAAGATTGAGGACATTCATTTGTAGAAGCATATAAAGAAATTGTTTCATTTAATAAATTCTCAAGCAGTTTGTTATTATCAACTCCTAATAATAATTTAAAATCATCAGTGATTTCTAATGTAAGAGGTTCATCTACTATTACCTTATCTTCCAAGTATCCTGTTTGTCCATCTTCTGCATTCACTTTAACTTTTTCATCAAAGATAGCCCCATCAAATGTAATAAGTGCTAGTTTTGCATCTAGCACTTCAAAGATTTTTTCTACACTAACATTTCCATCTAAACCTATAAAGGCTTTAATATTGGAAAGTTGAGGTTCGTTGAATTTATAAATTACACAAGCAGCATCAAGTTTTTCTTCACAATTATCTTCTACACAATTGTTCATCTGTGAACATGTACATACATCTTCACACTCTTCACATATATTACATGTTTTATTACACATTGATTATTAATTTACGGAAAATCCTCTAAACTCTATTTTTAAAGTACTTGTAGCAAACGTTGTTAGTTGTTTTACATCTGTTGGAAGAAGTATCCCACCAGTATTTATTAGTATTGTTTTAGTACTATTATTTATATCAATATATTGAAAATTTACAGGGGCTCCTGTATTTTGTATATAAAAAGTAAGCGGAATATTACTTGATTTTACTAAATCGTTAAATGTAGCGCGATAAGTAGAAGTGAGTGTTATCTCACTTAATATTGCTGCTGTAGAAGCTGGAGCTACATATAATCCATTTGTATTTTTTAATTGATTATTTGCAGTTGAGCTTATTTTTACATCTCCTGTTAATGTAGGAGTTCTATTTACATTTGTAGTAAAAGTAAAATCAATTGTATTACTGTCTACAACTGTAAGAGGTGTTTGAGCTACATTTGCTACATTACCTATATCTACACTACTGTCTCCAATTGAAAGGATGCTTCCTGCTAACTTTAGAATAGGAGCAGGAAGATTAACATAGCTACCCCCAGTAATACTTAATACACCTGCATTTGATAGAGATAGTTTTGGAGGAATAGGTTCGTTTACAGTAGGAACAGCTACATATAATCCATCAAGTTTTGCCTCTAATTTGTTTCCAAGTACTTCACTTATTTTAACAGAAGCTCCTATTGTAGGCCCTACTGATGTAAGTAATACAGTTTTGCTTGATAAAACTACTAAAGGGGGATTTATCTGTGGTGATGAAATCTTTGCAATTTTATCTGAGAGTTTTTGCAACACTACTTTTAATGTAGAGGTAGTGGTAAATCCTGCAAAAGAAGTGTCGTTAATTCCCGGAATTTCTAAAACACCAACCCTTGTTTTAAGAGAAACAATATCTGCACTATTTGTAGTGTTAGTTGTTACAGTGTTAGTTGTTTTAATAGAAAGGTTTGCTAATTCTACAGAAGTTGATTCTGCAAAATTCTTCATTGTAGAAATTGTATATTTTCCCTTCATATAAGGCATCTTATATTTGTTAAAATCAAAGGGATATTCACTTCCTATAATACTATCAATTTTTTCTAAAAGAGTATTCAAATAAGTTCCATTTCCTAAATTAAGGAAAGGAAGATTTGGAGTTTCTTTAGAATAATAAAACAGGTCTTGGGTTGAATTACAACTTTCACACATTTGGTAAATATATTTTATTCGATGTATTATTCAATTTATTATTAATGTTGCATAATTCTTGAAAAATCAATACAAAAGCTTCATCATATCCTACAATAGTTTTATTTGCAGATGGAGAAATACATGTACCATCTAAATTGATTGTACGTACATCTACAATTGGATTACTTACACTTTGTTTCAACTTGCCTACTTCATCAATTAAAGCTTGTATGTATTGAATAAATGTAGTAAAATCTCCTTGCATCCATTTTTTATCAATATCTCCATTGACAAGTGTAGATAGTGCTGTAATGTTATCATCTAGTTTTTTTATGATTTCTTCTACACTTTTTTTATCTTGTAAAGTGTTGTAAAAACTCAATTTACTTCCCTGCCATTTTAAACAAGTGGTAGAAAGGTATTCATTACATGTATCAGCAGCCATATCTATTCTTTAGTAATAACAATTTAATTTTGTATATATTTCTTTTGCTTTTTATTGCAAGTTTTTTTTCTGCATAAAGTTTACTTGCTTCTTTTATGATTTCATTATTATGTACAAGTAACATTAGTTATTCTGTTTTTTAAAAATGTTAAATCATATAAACAATAATTTCCTGTATTTATCATACTTTGTACAGCACCTAAAGCAGCATGAGTTTCATATTGGGTGACGTTTATAAACAAATTGTTTGCTAAAAAACACTCAAGTTTTATTTTTAATTGAGCAAGTTCTACAAGAGTGATAATACATCCTTCTGTTGTTTCAGGTGGTGTATAATTTGGCTGTGATTGTTGAGCTAATTGTTGTGCTTTTTGTTGACAAGGTACACACATATTTATTCACACGTTAATTTAGAAAGTTTATTTTGAGCTTCTTTAAAGAATGTTACAGCTTGAGTTAATTTATTATTAATTGCCGCTGCTTTAGAAGCCTGTAAATATAACTCTATTTCCCATGCATTATCAATAGATAAGTGTTGATTTTCTCCTATTTTTTCTAAGTAGGATAAAAACTCCTTTTTAAATTTTACATCTCTTACATAATAATGTGTAATGCTGTATTTATCTGAAGGAGAGATTGTATATTTAATTTCGTACACCCCATCAGGAAATTCAGCAGCTTCATATTTAAGTTGTTTAGTAGAAATGTTGTTAACTTTAGAAGGAGTGATAAACAAAGAACACCATTCTGTAAATCCCGGAAATCTTACATAAAGAGTTGGAAGTTGAGGTGGTTGCATATAAGAAGATTCATCATTAATCACAATTAAAGATGAATTATCAGAATCAAGAACTGAGAATTGAAGATTGTGTCTTGCCATTATTGTTTTTAAAACAAAAAAGCAGCAGCATTAGCCACTGCTTTTATTATATCAAACTAACCTTAAATTACAAAATAACAGGAGAAAGCTCAGGACTACCAACAGATGCAATATATGCATTCATTGCAGTTTCAAATGCTTTTCCTTTTCCTTCTTCTACAAAAAAACTATACATAATTTGATAGTTATTTGAAGAATTACTTGAGATAAACTCACCTGTGGTTCCATGATTTACCACTAGCTGATACTCATCATAGTATTTGTGAGCTTTAGCAATTGCAACCATACCAAAGATTTCTCTGTTGTTAGGGTCAAAATCCCAATCTCTCATTTCATAATGCTTAAACCATTTTTCTTTTTCTCTCACCATATTACCTGTACCTGCTTCAAATGTAATAGATTGAATTTTCTTTACATTAAAATCGGTAGATACATCACACAAACTGGTGGTGTAATCATGTGAGTGTACAGTGATAAGTAATTTTACTGCTTCTTGGTCTGAAGGGTCATAAGGAAAATATCCATAAGATAATTCATTTGTATCTCTTCTCCAAGAATTAGATTCAAATCTAATACCAACAGCAGCACATTCAGGAGTTACAGGAGTAGGCTCTGAACAATCAGGAACAGCTACAGGTTCTTTATATTCTTCCCACACAGTATGTCTTTCATAAGGGTCAGGAGCTTTTACATCAAATATTCCTGTTTCTCCACAATCAAGAGTTGTACAATCTGAATAAGTGGTGGTAGTGAATGTAGTTGCACATGCAGCAGCACCATTTGTTGCAACTGCAACTGTTAAATAAGGATAAGCAAGTTGCAAAGCAGCAAGTTTATCAGTGTAAGTTCCTAAACAATTTGCATCAGCTAAAGTAATTTTCCATTGCTTACTACCTTTTACTGCTGTTTGAGCAACTGCCCAAGCATAAGTGGTTGCAGAAGTTTGAGTACAAATTGATTGTGCTACACCAGTAAAGGTGATGATAGGATTACCTGCTGTTACATCTGCAACTACAGTGGCTAATGCTGTAGAAGTTGCTGTATAAATAACATAAGTGTCTTTTTCAGGTTGTGCAGAATTTTTAGTTCTTGAAGTTTCCCCTGTTACAGAAGGAACGATCACACCTGCATTTACTACAATTTGATAAACATTTGCTTTTGCTGTTTTTGTAAATCCAGAAGGACAAGCATCAGCACAATTAGTAACTACAACATCAGCTAAACTAATTGCAGAAGGAGCACCTTGAGCAACTGTTCTCCACATAGAATAAGTAGAACTCATTCCCGCTTTCACTGTTCTTTCTACTTTATATCCTCCATATTGAGCTTGAATTCTACCAAGTGCAGCACCGTCTCCTTCATCACAAGGAACTACTACTTCATATCTATTACAAGCTACAGAAGGAGCAGAAATTGCAGGATTGGTAATTTTTACTTTATATGCTTTAGCAAAATCTTTAAAATATTTTTTGTAGTATTGGTCTTTATTGTATTTCTCTAAGAAATTGTTTGCTAAATACTCAGCAGAAACATTTGCATCAGTACAACTTTCAGGAATACATCCTTTATCAAGAATATATTCTCTCATAATTCTTTGTTGACCAAAAGCTTTAGCAATAGGAGTTCCAAAGAAATGTACTCTTACAATCACTTGATTCCAACTGAGAGCAGCTTTTAAAGATAGAGATGCATCAACACCATCATATCCCATAGTCCAAATTTCTCCTCTTGTCCCACCTTCAGGAAGTCTTTTAGCTTTTACACCTTTCCATGATTTAATATTCTTACCATAAATCACTTGTGTAGACCAATTTGATAAATCTGCAAAAGTTCCTTTTTGTTCTTGAGCTTCAAATTTTGCATTACCATATCCAATTTTGATAAACGGGTGAATGGCAAAATTTGCTGTAGCTACTGATTTAGTATCTCCACCTGTTGCTTTGACAGGAAAAATACCTACTTGCTGTTCTGCAAGGTCTTTAGATGATAATCCAGCACCAGCTACATTACCTGTGTTTGTTACTACACCTCTCCAATGAGGTTGAAGATGATTTCCTAATGACATTTTTGTTTTGTTTGTAGTTGAAAAAAATTGTGTTAATTGTTTTTAAAAACATAAGAATTATTTATTCTCTGTTTCTCGGTCTTTACTCACTTGAATTCCAATTTGATTCTTAAATTCTCTTTGAACCTCAGTGATACACATATCAAGTATTTGATTTAAATAAATATCTGATATTGGAGAATCAATGTTTTTACTTTTTTCTCCCTTTAAATTTTCATATCCTTCTATATCTATTTTAGGAGGAACTTTAAAGTAGGACAAATATGTAGTGGAAACAGTAAAATCTTTTGCATAAACTATAAGAAAGTTATTTGATATATTACATAAACCTTCTTCATAATCTAAAGATGGGTAGCTATCTGCTATATATCCTCTTACATCTCTTGGTTTTACAAAGTAATTTGTCAGATAAAGACTACAATCAGTTTGTACTAAAGAATGACTATCTATCCATGTAAAATAATCTAAAGGAATCTTGTACTTATATTGAACAACACTATCTTTTTCTATTGTTTCATAAAAATCTAATTTTTCATCATTATTAATAAACTCTTGTAAATTAAGAATGTCTTCATCTTTCATCCAACTATCAATTGTTATATATAACCATCGTTCTGAGCAACGGTTGAATAATAACACAAAATTACCTTCTGAAATTTTTACGTCCTTAAAATTTGCATTTTCATTTAAAAGCAGATGAAACTGATAGTAAAGTTCTTTACTTGTCATTTTTTAATTTTCTTATAAGAAGAAATAAGTGTAGCAAGAGTTTCTACATTTGCAGGTTTTTTAAGTTCTTGTACAATTTCTTCTCTATTTTTACCTAATACATTATTATTAAATGTATAATACCCATTATCAGCATCGTATTTAATAAGTTTCCCAATAGATTGAACTACATAGTAATCTGCTTGTAAATCTTCTGCTTTAGTAGAAATAACCTTTTTAAAAGCTTCCATTCTATCTAATGCTTTTAATTCTTCTTTGTAAGAAACTAAAAGTTTATAAAGTGTAGCTTCTGTAAATGCTTCACGTACAGCAATTCCTACTTTATTTGCAATAAGAAGCATCTTTTCTTTTTGATGTCTCATTCGGTAGATTTCACTTCCAATTTCCTCTTTTAATTCCATCACCCTCATTGTTCTGGTTTCTTCTTCTTCATCATTGGAAAAATAGAACACTGTGTTTTTATACTTAGGGTCTTCTTTGATAGATTCTTTTTTAGGTGCTACAAAACCATTAGCTAAAAGAAATTTAATCTGTACTGCATGTTTAGGATTGGAAGGGTCAAAAATCACTTCATTTGTTTTAGGAGAAGAAATAGTAGCTCTTAGCTCACCCATTCCCCATACATCTGAACGGGAAGATAGGTCAAGTCCTAAAACACCACCATATTCTTTTTCCTCTTCTTTAGTAAGTCCTGTAATAAATTTACCTGTAGCATCTTTATAAGGATTAGCTGTACGTAAACAATTAGGAAACACAGTGAATTCTCCAATTCCAATTTCTCTACCTACAGTGGAAGGGTCATAATTGGTTGCAAATAAATCTTTTGTGAAACTGTTGGCTATTTGTTTCACTACATATAAGTTTTGTGACATTTTTAATTTAAGGTTAGTATGATTATTTTAATATATTAAATATTCTTCAATGAATATCCAGCAGGTACATATTCCAACATAATCATTTTGGAAGTGTCTTTTACAAAAATCTCTCCGCAAGTAAGCATACTCATACTAAATCCTTTTCTATTTTCAACAGCAATTTGTTGTTTTGGATTCATACCAAAGAAGCTATACAATGTAGGATTATATCCTCTACCCGGAGTGATGGAAGTAGTGTCCTGATAACCTTTAGGTTTAATCATTACAACATTTGCACCATTGTGATAAGTATCAGTATATCCGGGGTCAAGTTCAGGAGCACCTTGCGCTCTATTAGAAAAAGTAGGAGATGTAACATCTTCAATAAAAATCATATAAGAAGAGTTAGCATAAGCACCTGTGTAAGCAAGTTGCTCGTAATCTTCATCAATTAAATCTAAAGAAGCATCATGTTCTACTTCAACTAATCCTAATTCAGGAAAATGTCCAGAAATAAATCTTGGTTGTTTAAAAGAAAGATTTTGTGAATCTGGCCCTGTAATCATATCTTTCAAGAATGGGTTTTGACCATCATTCACAATTAGGAATTTGTTATTTCCTTGGAAATAATCATTAAACCATTTGTGCATTTCTGCCATACCACCACTACCTGCTCTCATTTTAATTTTTCTATCATGCATTGGCATATCATATCTACCTGCAAATACATATCCAATAATCCATTTAATAAGATTAGGAAGTTCTTTAAAATCAGAATATGTTTGATAATTACCAAAGTTTTTAATCCACCAATACAAACCTGCTGGAACTCTGTATTTTTTACCACCTGCGTCAGTTTTCACATAAGGTTTTTGCCACATTAAAGCATATTCCTTCATCATAGCAAGTTCTTCTACCATTTTTCTAATAACCGTAGGAACCCATGTAGAAGCAAGAGGTTTACCAGTAGCTTTATCTACAGAAACAAAATTAGTAATTGCTTCTTGAGCTTGTACAGTGTATTCAGATAGACCAAATTTATTACCTTGCTTTGATGTTTCCACTTTAAAACTATCACCCCAAGAAGTAACAGAATGAGAAATACCAATTTCAGATTGTCCTGTAAGATAACGCATTCTTGCAATACCTGTTCTGTTATATTCAGATACAGAGCTATCATTAATGTCAAACTCACCAGAATAATTTGCAAGTTTAATAAATGTAGTACCGGGAGTAAGAGCATCGTAACTTACATACTCTTCAGGGTCATTAGTAGCAAGTTTTACAGCATACTTATAACCATCACCATAAGGTTCAATAATTTCACCTACAAAATCCCTTTTAGCAGCAATTTGTAATTGTACACCTTGTCTTTTTGAATTGGTGATAACATCTTCGTAAGTAAATTCATTTCTATCTAATACAATAAAGAAATAAGAATTGTTAATACCCAATTTATCACTTCCATCATTAAGGATTTCTCTCAATTGAGGATACCCAATATGGTAGGGAAGGTCATAATCAAGAATAGCTCCGAAAGAGGGAACCTCCATTACATTTTTACTAAGCTCTGTTAGATTGATAAGAGGAGTAGACACTCTTCTAATCATATTCCAAGGTTTCAAAATCCCTAAGTACAATTTATTGATGTCATTACCAAAAGATTGTAAAATAGAGTTTGCTTCTGTATGTTTTCCTGAAATATAAGGAGAAACAGAAGTTTTAATTAATTGTGAATTGTTAAATCCATTTTGAGGACTACCTCTTTTTACTGCCATGTTATTGATTAATTAAAATTGAATTTTAAAACTTTCTCTTTTTTAGAAGATGTTTGAACAGGAGCTTCTCCTCCTTTTTTACTTTTATTATTACTTAAAATTTTATCAAAGGTTCTATTACTTTCTTTACTTATTGCTTCTGCAATCTTTTTATGAATATATTTTTCACTATCCTTTAAAAATTCAGTGAGTTCAAATAATTTTTCAGGGGCTTTTTGAAAATCTAAAATATATTTATCTAATTGTGTAATTTTCTCACCATTTGGAAGTTTATAAGCATCTTGATAAACAAACGCAAGAGTAGATTGAATTTCTTCTCTTTTCAATCCTTTTTGAGTAAGAAATCCTCCAAGAGCATTAATTTTTTGTTTTTGAATATTTTCTCTTTGTGCCGCTAACATTAACTCTTTTTCAATTTCTTTATCTTGTTTTTCTGCAAAAACCTTTTGATATTCTTTTTGAGCTTCTTCCGCTTCAGAGAAAAGCTCGTCATTAGCTTCCCATCTTTCAATGCTTTTTTTAATCTTTTCTTTACTCCACTTTACTACTTCTGTGTAGTATTTTTCAATAATTTGTTTTTGACTGGATTCTTCTTTAATATCTAAATCAACAATTTCTTTTTGCTGATTAAATAAAGCAATTAACCCTTCAATGTTTCCTTCTTTTTCCAACACTTCAAATACTTTTGCAGTTTGTGCATTTGTATTTTTTACTGTTTCCCACTTTTCACCAATATAAAAATCAGTGAACTGTTCAAAAAAATCTACAACATCTTCTTCAGTTTTTAAAGATTCTTTATCAAATTCCAGTTTATACTTATCAGCAATATATTCTGCTGCTGCTGTAAGAGATTCTAATCTGCTGTATTTATCAGATTCATCTTCATCTTCCTCTTTTTCTTCTTCCTCTTCTTTTTCTTCTTGTTCTACTTCTTCATCCTCTTTTTCCTCTTCTTCAACATCTTCTGTTTCTTCTATAGGAGCATCAAGAAGTTCTTCCTCACCCACTACTTCTATGTTTTCTTTAGAATTAAATTGGTTTACCCAATCCTCATCATTAAAAAATAACACTTGTTCTTTTGCCATTTTTGTATTGTAAATTTAAGGTTAGTATTGTATTAAATTCTTAAAATTATATTGTTTTTTTGTTTTTATATATTACACTACTTAGATTTATCTCCTCGTATTGTAGCAGCTTTTAATTCTTTATCTGCAAGTATTTGCTCATGTTGTCTTTGTTTATCCTTATCAGTAAAATCCATTTGAGTTTTTTGTTTCTCATTTTGTATTTTAGCATTTTCTAACGATAATTTAGTTTGAGCATCTGTAGCTTGATTACCCATTGCTGTAGCTTGTGTTTGTAATTTATACAATTCTAACATATCAGCAATTCCATTTCCATCTTCATCCTGTGTTGTAGCTTGAGCATTACCAAAAGCTCTTATGTATTCTTGTTGAAGTTCATTTTGAAGCTTGGCATAGAATTGTTTTTCTTCTTGTTGCAATCTTGCTTGCTCCATTTGACCTTCTTGTTGTAATCTTTGTTGCTCTAATCCCTGCTGCTGTTGATTTTGTTCATCCATTTTAGCTTCATTTGCTTTTAATGTATTTACAATTTCTTTAATATCATTTCCTGTAGCCATGAGTATTCTATCACTCATTGGAGTAGGAGCAGTGTTCATTTCAGCAAGCTTTTGTGCAGTTTGTAATTTTCGTAATTCTTCTTGTGATTTTAATACGTACACATGAAGTTGATATAGGTTAAAATCCCCACCATCTATTTCTAAAAGCTTTTGAGTGAAGTCAGATTGAATCATTGTTTTACCTAAATCCTTATTTCTTGCTTGAAGAGTTTGTGCTGCATCAATTTGCATCTGAAGAATTTCTCTTTCACAATCAAAAAAACTTTCAAACCAAGAAGAAGTTTGTGTATAACTTCTAGAAACAGCTTGATTAATTCCTGTAGCAGTTTCAGAAGATTTTACATCTCCCAACCTTTGTGGGAATATACCAATGTGTTCTAATGCAAGTTGTCTTATAGTAGTAGCCATTTGTAATCTTGTAAGAATTCTTTGACTTCTATCTAAATTTACTTCTCTTGGAAGCTGTCCTCCTTGAATTGGTGCTCCTCCTGTATTTTGATAACTACTATCTGCAAGAGTAGCTCCTAATTGTTGAGCAATATTTAACCATTTTTCTAATCTATCTTCACCTCCCCAATCTTTATCTTTAGGGATTAAATTAGATTCCATAATTACAAATGGGAGAATTTCTGTCTGTAAATAGTGAAAACATTGATTCATTAAAACATTATAAAAAAACTGATAAGGCTTTAATCTATCAACTAATGAAGTGGGTTTAGTATTTCTGTTATTTGCATATTGTCCTGCTATAGGAAGTTTTGCATCATAAATGTATAATTCACCCTTAAATTGTAATTCGTTTGGAGCAATATCTAAATAAATAGGTTTTTGAAGTATTCCGTTTGTAAAATAATTATCTATTTTAATTCCTCTCCAAGTTTGATTTACCCATGTATGAACAATTGTATTTAACTCTGGTTCATCTTTAAATAGAATGTTAATCTTACGTTCCTGTACCCAATCAGGAATTATGAAATTTTCGTCTACTATAATTGTTTCATCTAATTGTGTTTCAGGATTTGTCCATCTAAGTTTACTAAGTCTTACTTGTGTTTTCCAATAACATTCATAAACTACAAGCATTCCATAACTATTAATGAAAGTGTTTTCTCCCAATCCATCAATTTGAGAAGCTGTCACCTCATCTAATATTCCAATTAAAGAATTACCACTTGCCGCCATTGAAGGAGCAAACTGAAGAAAATCCCTATCTAAAGAAGGAAGAAACGTTTGGTAGGGAATTCCTTGTGGAGATAAATAGTCCACTTTATTTCCAAACATATCTTTTCCCTTATTCTGTTCTTTATAATACCCCTTCCAAGATTTTTGTAAAGATTCAATTTGTTCAACAGTCATTAAATATCCATATCTATTTATTACATCAGATAGTGATAGAAAACGAATTATACCTGCATAATTACCATCTTGTACATATTCCGTTTCAGGAGATTTATGAGAAAATACAAATAAAGGATTGAGGGATTCAATCTTCAATCCAAACCCATCTAAATAAATGTGTCTATATCGTTCAGCAATTGTAAGATAGTCTGTAAATTCTACTCTTTGAGCTTTCTTTAAATTAAACCTAACTCTTTGGTCTTCCAATTCCACTTGCGCCCACTGTTCAATTAGATGTCTAAAATCATCTGTAATGTATTTTTGAATATCAGCAGGAGTGAGTTGTTGCTTTAATTGTTCATGCCTTTCTTGAAGTTGCTTTTGCATTTCCTCATCCATTTCAGAATCAGGATTAAATCCTTCTTTTAAAAGCTGTTCAATTATTTTAGATTCCACCTCTCCATAAAACCATTCTTGTAACAAAGAAGATTTTAATTTAAGTTTATCACTTTGAAATCTTTCACCTTTTCCTTCCACCATAAACAAATCAGGAAGGTCAGATAATTCTCCTACAAGTGTATTAACAGGTTGTGATATAATATCATAATTTCTAACAAAAGCATCAGGAACTTCTAAATCTTTCTTAACTTCGTTAATCAAATCAAAAGCTTCCTGCTCTTCATCTACTTCTTGTTCACTTTGTCCTGCAATATTATAATACTCGCTAGATACAAATTCTCCATTTATTAGTTTATAATTTGCTAATAACTTACGCTTTCTATAATATTGAAATCTTGCAATTGTACTCAATGAATCCAATGTAGCTTTAGCCCATTTAGAGGGTTCTCCTTTTTCATTAGGAAGTTTATCTTTTAATGGCATAATTTGAGGAGGAAGCACTTGATATGTGGGTGCTCCATGCTCTGCTACAAATGGATGTGGGTCTATATTAAACACTATAGATTGATTTTATTGTATTAAATTATTAAAGTTAGTTTGAGTGGGACAAATGTATCATCTAATTAACTAAAAGAGGGGTTCTAACTAAAATTATTAGAGAATACAATAATACCTTTAAAATCCAAAAGCTGATTTTTGTTTAGGAATTGTTCTAGGGTTAAATCCAAATGCACTTGTAATGGTGATTTGTTTTTTAGGAGGGATAAATATTTCTCGTTTAATATCTGTTACTACAGCAACTCCAAACTTATCGTAAAATAATCTTGCTTGTGCTAAAAGAGAAAAAGATATATAAGAGTCCATGTTTAAATCAGGGTCAAAAGCATCTAATTCCTGTAATAAAACGTCATCTAATATTTTAGCATATCCTAACATACCATCTTCCATTTCTTCATTTACAAGTCCTAAAGCAGAAGCATAAAGAACAGCTTTATTTTGAGCAGTAGGTCTTAATCCTTTTGTATTTGAAGATTTAGATTTAGGATTAATTTCTCTTTGTATTGGTACAGCATCAATAAGCAAATGGGTTTTATTTTTTCCTTCAAAGAAATCCAATAATGCCCTATCAGAGTGTTCATACAAAAGTTTAGCATCATATATTTCAAGAACATCTAAAAGCATTTCGTGAAATTCTTTTACTGTTTTAGGTCTTCCTTTATAAGATAGCACCATTTTATCTCTAAAAGCGTCTGTTAAATCATTATGATTTCTTCTCCAAACATGAAAAGCTCCTAATGAATCTGAAGAAGAGGTTTCGTTTTCCCGATAAGGGTCACAAGAAGCTACGTGTACTCCAAATCCTTTATACTTTGGTAAATCATAAACACATATAGGAGCATCTCCATCATGCCAAGATTCTTTTGGATAACTTGTAATAGGTTTTTTATTTGATAATACTAATTCAGGAATTTTAGTGTGTATATCTCTCTTAGTTTCCATATAAGTAACAGAGAGATTAGATTTAAGATATTCACGTTGTTGTGATATATATTCCTTTTTAAAATTTGAAGAAGAAGCTTTAGAAAGAATATCTTTAAGACACAGTGGGTAATATGAAATATGTTTTACCCAAGCTGTAGGGTCTTTATCTTGTTTTTTTAATTCAATTTCCTGCTTAGTTAATTCTTCTGCTTTTTTATAATTAGATTTCCAAATAGTAAGAGAATTTAATTCTTTATTATTACTATTATGTTTTATATTATTTTCTGATAAAAAATCTACAAATGAAACGGGTTCTTTACAATCTATTCTATGTTGTGCAAATAATACTTTAGCTGTATCTCTTCCCTCTGTTTTAAATGGAAGTAAATTAGCTGCTTCAGGGTTAAGTGTAAAATTAAAAGCTTGTTCTGCTTTTTCTGTATCACCTCCAGTCCAACTAAAATAAGGAGAAGCTCTGTATCCAAACTTACCTTTAAAAGCAGGTTCCACAGCTTCCCACACAGCACGAAACTTGTATTTACCAATTTCATCCATTGCAAAGAATGAAATAGTTTTACCTGCACCTGTCTCTGTTTTTATACCCCCAACAGAATTGTATACAAACAGTTTAGAATGTAATTCAACATTATTATCTTTTTTAGTATATCCAAACCTTATTTCTGTTTTATCCCAATCCTTATCAATATTAGGCACTACAATAAAAGGTTCTCCATACTCAATAGCAGTCTGTAATTTTGTAGTGAAGGATTGTTTATCTTCTGTACCTCCAAATACTACAAGTGCATTAGAGCCTTTAACTAGAAAAAGCTCTCTAGCACATAGAGATACTAGACACGAGGTATTGTGAGTTACTGTAAATCCATCTGTTAAAAATAAATGCGATTCGTTATCTACTTCAATACATGTAGTATAATCATCAAAAACATATTCAATATTTTTAATCGGTATTCTTTTATTATACTTACTACCTGTTTGCCTATCTAATTTTCTTTGTATTTTAAAAATAGGTTTTTCAGTAAATATTTGTAAATGATAGGCTTTTTTACCTAATGTCTTCTCACCTTTATAGATACAAAAAGGAATTCTATCACTAAGAATACAACTCATGCCTAAACTTCTTACAAGTGTTTCTACATCTTTAATTAATTGATAATTTGTATTTGTAAAGGATAGTCCTGCTGTAGCTGTGCCATCAGAATCCATTAATCCTTTTAATAATTCCATTCTCTGTTCTACAGAAGCATATAAATATTCTTTAGGAATATGTTTTTTATTTCTTACCTTATAAAAATCTAAAGCAAATGTTAAAGGGTGTTTTTCATATTTAGCTCTTTTATAATCTTTATTAAATGTAAATTTATATTCAGATGCCTTTGATTTTCTATTAGGATTATCATATTTCCAAATAGAAGAACCAATTTTATCAGCATATTCATAAAGATAATCTACAACTTCTTTATCTGCATTCGTAATTCTAAAACAATCTTTAGAACCATCTCCAAGCCATATCCCAAACATGTAAGGGTCTATTAATAATTCTTTTTCTTTATATTCTACAGGTTTACATAAATCAATACTATATCTCCATGTATAAGGATTTTTTCTATCTTTCCAACTTTCTCTATACATAGTGAAATTAGAAAGCATTTCTTTTGTTGTAAGAGTTAAATATTTTTTTCTACTAGTATCAAACACTTTCCAATTATGTTCTTCTCCTGCAAATATTTCTCTACCATCTAACATTGTAATTTTATACACAGGTTTAATACCTTGTGGATAAACACCTTTTATTGTTGTCAATTTGCCATCATCTCCATAGATTCTGTCCCCTATTTTAGCTTCACCAATGGTAATAGTTTTATCTTCTTGATAGAGAAGTGAGGAATTTAATAAATCTTTTCCCACCTGTCTAGCTGAAGCTAAACAATACCCCTTTTGTTCTTTTACTGCTTGAGCATATTCTGTATGAATAATCCAATCATTATCTCTAAAATCAGGATTACTTATTACACTTATTGTTTTACCTACTTCATCTTTTCCAACATCTACAAGAAGTTTATGATAATTTAGGTGATAATATAACCCTCCCGGAATCCAAATTCCTCCAATATTAACTCCTAACCTACATTTCTCTTTTTCTCTTCTGATAAAATCTCCTCTATCAACATGTCCTTTCGGAGGAATATCTTTAGGATTCATATTAATAAAAAACTCAGGAGTACTCCCGTTAAATATATCGGTTTGTAACTCCTGAGTAATTATAGCTGTATTATCATCTACTGATAAAAGTTTTTGCCTTCCCATTATGTAATTTAAAGTTAATAAAATGTAAAATTACAAATGCTTATTAAAATAAACATCTAATAATTTTAATTAGTCTTCATTAGCAATTAAATCTCTTTCATAAAAAGCCATAATATATCCAAATGAAGTTGCAGAAATATTATTCCTCACTTCAAACACATCTTCTAAATTTACATTTTCTTTAAGATATTTAGCTAAAGCTCCAGTTAAATCTTCATCTTCAAATACAAGTGCAAATACACTATCTTTATCTACATCTAAAGTAGCTTGTGTTATTACTATGTTGTTATTCATATTTGTTTAAATATTTGTTCATTTATATAACCTGTCAAATAAGCGTAAGCTTCATCTGAGGATTTAGTTAGTGGAATTCCTACATTAGAAAGCACCATTTCTGTTATATGAAAAGCTTCGTGAGGAATCATATTGAAAAAGTAATTCATATTTTTCAAATTTAGATTAGGAAAATAAATAATCAAATTACCATTAGGTAAAAAAGCCTCACTAGCACATCCTACACAACAGTTTTCTTTTACATATAAATTTATTTTTTGTATTACTTCTATTGCAACTTCTGCTTCACAGCCATCCCTATGTGTTTTTAGTAATTCTTCTAATTTATTTAAATCTTTGAAGCAAACAAAGAGAGTGTAAGGATAAATTCCTAAATCAATTGAAAATGCTTTAGCTTTTAGTTTTGGTATTTTCATTAGTACATCATTGATTCTGGTAATTCTTTATCTCCTTTTAAAGCTACAGCAGCTTTTACTTCTTCCAGTTTCTCTATAAGTGGTAAAATGACAAGAATTTTCTCTGTTATCATTACTCTTGATGCTATTTGGTCTTCTTTACTATTTGCCATTATTTTAACTACTTTTGGATTTCCTTTTCTATCATAAATTATTCCTTCTGCATATCTATGTTGAATTTTTGATATAGGAAATCCTTCATAATATTCTTGTACCTCTTTTAAACATTGAATTGTAGAATGCATCATGTGTTCAATAAATGGTGTGACTCCGTGTTTATCAAACAAAGCTAAAGTAACATTAGCACTGCTCTGTATTACTCTCAAAGCAGTGCTAATTTTTTTCTCAATTGTAGATATTACCTGTGGTCTTGGAATAGCATTAAAATTTATATCATCTGTTATATTAAAAACGTCCAGATTTTCTAAATACTCAATATGACTACTAATTTCTTTTTCAAGTTTTTCTATATCTACTGAAGCATAAACATTTTTTTTAACTGCCATTTTTAATATATTCTTTTACTTTACTACACATAATCTTAACTCCTTCATCAAAATTATTCCATCTATCATTTACATCATTAACAATTTTATGATTATTTATATCATGAAAGTAAAATCTATATGCGTATTCTCCCTTATCTAAAAAAGGAAAATAACAAATATAGATTCCAAGCTTCCTGTATTTATTAATTTGATTCATAAGTATTAAACACAGCTTTTACAGCTAACATGCATCCAAGCTCAAAATCAGTTTGAGCTGTTGCAACTAATCTTGCACGTTCTCCATTAGTTTTTAAATGCTCAATCATATCAATAAGTTCTGCACATTTTACTTTAATGTTTTGTGCTAAATCTTTCTGTTCTTGTGTTGGTATTCCATAATTTAATACAACACGTTTTTGACCTAATGTTTCCATCACCATTTTATTTCAGTTAAATATTTACCTACAATGTTATTATGAGCAATCTTTACTCCGGGAACAAATGTGAGAGCTTCTGCACATCCACTCACTTCTCCATCTTTATTTCTAAATTCTGTTGTCACCTGAACTACACATCCCACATCAGGGATTTCAAGAGCTTTACAACTCTTCATCCATCCTTGTGATTTAGAAGAAGCTTTAGAAATCAATTGAAATGTATCTCCATTTCCATACACAACAACATCAGATGTTGTAGCTTTTACATCTGCAATGGATGTATTCTCTAATGATTTTATTACCAACTTCTTAATTTAAGTGTGTACAAATCAATATCATCCATTTCTTCTACAAAGCTTTTACAAAAAGCTATTGTAGCCGCTTGTTTGGCTTTTGCATACGTTCCATAGAATTTTCCTTCTAGCACTACAAGTTTATTTCCAGATTCTAAATCTAACCAAATAAAATCCCATAATTCATCTTGTTCTGTGGGTTGGGAATAATTCCAATTGTGTAACAATCCTGTACACACTGTTGTTCCTGTTATATTATTCATAAAAAAATTGTTTTAATTCTTCGTTAGTTATTGTTAATAGTTCATATAGTTCATCTTCTGTAAATTCAAATGGAACAAGTCCTCCATAAGCTTCTTCCACCATTTTAGCTTGTTGCTCTGCATCTTTTGTAGCAATAAATTTTTCAATAAAAGCTTTATTTGTAAGTTTTTCTGCATATACAGGATTTGAGCTTATACTTCTGTCTGTATGTATTTGTAAATAATTCAAAAGCTTTTTTTTTGTGTAAGCTTCATAAGAAAAAATGTTAATCTTCATTTAATGTATTAAATTTAGGGGGTAGGTTTAAATATAAATAATCTTCATTATTAATTTTTAATACAGTGGAAACAGGACTGTCCTTCATTAATTCTTCCACCATTTTATCTGTGTTTTGATAAAATCCCCAAACAGGATTACCTCCTAATTGATATGGAACATTATCCTTCACCACTACTTGTGGAAGAGGGCATTCTTCACTAAAATTAAAAGCTTTCTTTTTTATCAGGCATCCACATATAGTACAATGGGGGTCTTCTCTTTCTGTAATAGAGAGTCCTTGAGCTTTTGCATTATAACTCATATATTTACATTTTGTGCAGGTTTCAATTCTTTTTTCTGCTTCTGCTTTTTGTTTTTCTGATAATGCTCCTAAATCATCTAAGAACGCATTATAAAAACCCTCTGCTATATTGGGAAGATTTTTCCATAATTTCCCCCTCATCTCAAAAAACTCTTTATATTTTGACATTATAAATTATGTATTTTTTTTATTTTATTTAAAAAATCTATTTTTTCCTGCTGATGATTTAATATATTTGTATATTTTACTCCTTTATTTTCTACAGGAGCTTTTAATTGTATTTTTTCTAATTCTTTTAAATGGAATTTTAACGTAGTTTTTAATCTTGCACTATTAATTTCCCACTTACCTAAATATTCTAACATAACTATTGTAAATTCCTCATTAGATAGATGTTCCTTTTTATCTTTCCAATAAGCATTGTACACTTCTTCAATTAAAGAAGGGGAATAGCCCAATTGCTCAGAAACTTTCTTTATAACAGTTTTGCTATTCATTGTATTTCTTCTGTGTGTAACAATAGTTGAAATCCCACCTTATCTTCCACCTGAAATTTAAACACTGTGTCAATTTCCCAAATTCCTTCATCTTCATTTTCAATTAACAATCCCATTCCTCTAAGTTGATTACGAAGATTGTAAACTCCTTGCATTTCTTTTACACAATAAGCATCTACAAACTGTGTATGAGTTTCTTTATTTATTCCGTATAAAATGTAATAAGCAAGAAGCTGTATTGCTCCGCGTGATAGATTTTTGTTATTTAATATAGCTACTATTTTAACAACATCAATTACCAATCTTTCTCTATCTGCATAATGATATTTTCCTTTAATTACTGGTAGCATTTTTCATTTTCTTAAATGTTGGTCATAATATTCAAGCATTTGTTCTATTTCTTTTTTTAAATATTTCATAGGATAATACACATGATGTGAAGGAGTGTTATCATTATGAAATAAAATATGTGTTATTCCTAT